GGCGATATCCTGATCAACGGTGAACCCGCCGATATCCGCAGCCCGCGCGATGCCAAGAAATACGGCATCGAGACGATCTACCAGACGCTCGCCGTCGCCGACAATGTCGACGCCGCCGCCAACCTCTATCTCGGTCGCGAGCTGCAGACCCGCTGGGGCACGCTCGACGACGTCGCGATGGAGGCCAAGGCCCGCGAAGTGATGGGACGCCTCAACCCCAACTTCAAGCGTTTCAAGGAGCCGGTGAAGGCGCTTTCCGGCGGACAGCGCCAGTCGGTCGCCATCGCCCGCGCCATCCTCTTCGACGCCCGCATCCTGATCATGGACGAGCCGACCGCGGCTCTCGGCCCCCAGGAGACGGCACAGGTCGGCGAACTGATCAAGCAGCTGAAGAAGGAAGGCATCGGCATCTTCCTCATCAGCCACGACATCCACGACGTCTTCGACCTCGCCGACCGGGTCTCGGTCATGAAGAACGGCCAGGTCGTCGGCCACGCCCGCACCGAAGACGTCACCAAGGACGAAGTCCTCGGCATGATCATCCTCGGCAAGGTGCCGCCAAAGGCCACCCCCGGCCCCGGCGCCATGAAGGAATGAGCCGAAATCGCCGATGACGACAAGGCCGCGCGCCAAAAGCCCGCGGCCTTCCCCACCAAAACGCCCGATCTCACGCTTTCCTGAATTTTCCGCATTGAAGCCGAGCGCTTCCTAGGCTAAGAACCAGCCATCGGACAGGCGATTCAAACCGCCACGGCATGCACCCGTAGCTCAGCTGGATAGAGTGTTGGATTCCGATTCCAAAGGTCACAGGTTCGAATCCTGTCGGGTGCGCCAATAATTTCAACCGGTTAGCAGTAGCTCAAGTGAAGTTGCCGTGACCGTAGGAAGCATATAGGAAGCGCCTCGTTACAAGCTAGCGACCCATCCGAGCCGACGCCATGCGCGATTGATGATGTCTGCGGCGCTCAGTTTTCGCAAACTTGCCCTACTCCAGGCCGAGCGAGGAGCACGGGGCCTGTGCAGGCCTTGAATTTACAGAAAGCAATAGCCATTTGGATGGGAATGTAAGGCGTTGTTGGTAACGACCTGTTATCCCTAGCTTGCGCGAGGCCTGCGACATAAGGTCAATTTTCAAAAAAGACCTTGCCTTTAAAGGCTTTTTGGACACATAACTCTTCTAGAACGTACACACACGAGCAGCCTGGAATTTCTATCTAGAAATTCTGGAAAGCCATTCGAAGCCGAAGTTGCTGCTTGCGAGCGAACAGAGGCGTGTTCGTAATGGGCTAGATCTTGAACTTCGTCCGCGGACGCCTTCAAGGTGGTCGTTACGATCCGTAGGTGTGGGGATGTTAATACCCTGAGAATACTCGGGTGTTAGTCCTGTTGTGCGAATGCAAGCGAATATAGTCGGAACGCAATATGTCGTTCCTTATTAAAAGAAAGGTCGGCAGCGCTAGCAGCGCAGCCGGCCTTTTCAATTTCAAATCACATAGTCGTTGGGCGCGATGTTTACGTGGTCTGTTTTGGGCTCACCGTGCTGGCCGTGGCAGCTATCATACGATTTGTGAAGCTTGCCCCTAACAGGCATGCAATCGTAATGGAGGCGATAATCATATGCACCTCCCACTCGGCATTTAGCGTTTAGCAGACACTGAATTTCATGCTCGTGAGCAATGGCGTGGCGAAAGTAGCCGTGACGATCCTTCCCGGGGCTCTTAAAATACAAGTTGCCATCGCTTAGCGCGGAACGCCGGTCATCTGGTGGCGTCACTCGTGGATGGCTCTTTATGAAAGTCGCCACCTGATCTTTCAATAATGTGTCGATGTCAGAGACTGCAGTAGCTTCTTTGAAAACCGCAGCCAACATCTGATCAAGCTCCTTGCCCTGAAAGTTGCGACGAGGCAGAAGGATCGGATTTAAGTTTGGTAGATTTGTATGATGGGTGAGCTTAATCGAAACATCTTTTAGTCTCCTGCCGCAACGGACAACTTGCTCTTCGATGTCGTTGAGCCGGGAGTTTATTTCCCGCCTTCCCAAACCGTCCAAGGACGGAAGGATCAAAGCGCACGGCAGCGCGAACGGGAAGAAACTCGATAGAAGCGAGGCTGTTCCATGGTCTCCATAATCAGCGTAAAGCAGCTGAATCGATACCTGCACTTCCTCTTTCTGGGCTAGGCAAAATGTGTACACCTGGTCAAGCAGGCTATCAACGTATGATCGCCCATAGCTGGTTCCTGCGGTCAGCGGGCTCATAATAATCTTTCCGGCTGGAGTTATCCGGCTTGCCGAAACTGTCTTAATTTTGTCAAAGAAAATGCGCGGCAGCCCCGCAATCACGAGGACGTTTGCGACCATTATTTTCTATGCCCAAGGAGAGTCGCTACTACATCGAGCGGCAGAGACACAGACGCGAGTTGCCTCTTATCCAATGCATCGAGCATTGCATGCATCAACGTTTGGCTGCTCAATGCTCCAGTGCCTCCCATTCCGCGTAGACGCTTCTTTGCTACAAACTGATCAGCCCCAAGACCGTTGTCCGCCAGCCACTCATAAATTTTGCTCAAAATCGCCTTGTCTCGATTATCAAGGTTAGCCTCAACAATGTACTTCGGTTCGACTTTTAAGTACTTGCCCGCTGATGGAATATTAGGTTGGTCAACAAAGGAAAAGTCGTCCATATTTATGTAACGGGTATCCGCCGTGTGAGGCACCGCAAAGGCGGCCCAGAACCGTGGATGAAATCGCACATTGTTAGAAGGTGCGGTATTAACAGCGGTAACAGCCTTGATAACTTGAGAACTGATTTGCTTTTTCACAAGTGCCTGAACGTTTTCAAATTTTCCGGTCAATACTATATCATACTCGCTGAACCTGTCTTTGATGAAGCTACCAAGCGTATAACCGCTATCTTTGATAAGATTTACATCTTCACCAAGATCCTTTCCCAATTTGCTTAGCAAGTAGTGATCGCTCGTCTGAAGCTCTTGCGCAGCTCGTGTGGAAATTACGGCCACAACATCTTCGAGGGTACGTTTGTCAGTCATTTTTGTAGCTCTCACAATTACATAAACTTGTAGATTGCAAAGAAAGATCCAGAAGGCAATCGTCTTTACATTATTTCGTATCCTCAGATAGCCGGCGGTGAAAGGGCAACCGGCTTGACTCCCCCTCGCGGCGGAACATAATAAGAACAATCAGGCGGCAATAACACGGATGAGGAAATTTATGCCGCGCGATATCCGCTCAGTCACACCCGCATATGAAACCCTGCGCTTTGTTGCCTCCGTCTGCATGAGCAGAACGAGTAAGCAAACCAGACGCGATTTTGCCGGCTTCTCCGTGGGGAAGCGCCGCAAATTATCCGTGGTGCCCTACATCGCGAGCGACATGGCGAAGGAGATCGTGCGGTCGGTGCAAGTGGCGAGCGGCGGACGGCCAGCCGCGCCCGAAGAGATTGCCGAAAAGATAGAGGCGATCCTGCTGGGCGTTGATGAGGTGATCGCTTTCAATCTGGCGAGCATTTCGACAGAAGAAAAGGAAGCGGTCATTGATCTGATCGCCGATCTGGTGCGGGCGATGATATTTGCCGACTATACGGTGACGGAAATCGAGAAAGAACGGGAACCGCCAAAGCCTATCGAGTCTAACGGATGGCAGAGTTTCGAATCCATAAAGTCAGACGAGAAGCCTCAATACAAATGGCGGCATACATGGGCAGACCGAAACGGAAATGACTTCGTTGGCTACAAGGATGGAATGTGCGTCGGGCGAATTTTCCAGATCGATTACACATACCAGCGAGACAAATGGTTTTGGCTGGTCGAGCATGTGCCGCTTGAGCGGCCGGCGCGAGAATGCCGCTCTGCTGGCTGGGAGTGGTCGGCCCGAGAGGCGGCATGTCGCGCCGAAAAATGCTATGACGCCATTGCGCGACTTAATGGACGACAGGCTTAGGGAGAGAGAGCATGTGCGGTCGCATTTACATCAAAGCATCATTGCGCGAGCTGCTTGCGAATTTTTCATTCGCTCGCCCCGGCGATACAGAGGCGCTATCAAACAGCTTTCCGAACTATAACGGCGCACCGACGCAATCCTATCCCATCATCATCAGGGATATCATCCAAGAGCCGGATATTACCGGCCCTATCTTCGCATCCGCCAAATGGGGTTTCGTGCCCGAATGGGCCAAAGATGAGCAACCCGGAAGACCCGCGCCGATCAACGCCAAGGCGGAAGGTATCCAAACGAACGGCATGTTTCGGCAAGCCTACAAATCTAAGCGTTGCCTCGTCCCGATCAACGGCTTCTTCGAATGGAAAGACATCTACGGAACAGGCAAGAGCAAGCAACCCTATGCCATTGCCATGAAGGACGGCAGTCCGTTTGTACTTGCCGGCATCTGGTCGCTTCGCCGAGATCGGGATACCGGCCTGGACAAGCGGACCTTTGCAGTTGTGACCTGCGCTCCAAACGAAATGATGGGCGAAATTCACGACCGAATGCCGGTCATTCTGCACCCGGAAGACTATGAGCGTTGGCTTTCACCAGAGCCGGATCCTGCCGACCTCATGAAGCCCTTCCCTTCCGATCTGATGACCATGTGGAAAATTGGCAAGGATGTTGGGAACGTAAAGAACAATCGGCCCGACATTATCGACCCCATTCCCGGCGATCCGGAGCCGCCATTGTTATGAGCGACGAAACCCGCACGGCCACCCATCCATTCCCGCCAGCGTATTTTGAGCATTACTGCGAGCATCCCGGCTGCAACGTATGGGGCATGCTAGGCTATGAGCCGGTAAAAGGGCAGAATAGCTATTGGTGTTGGGAACACTTTCCCGACAAGCAATGGATTGAGGAACGCCGTGCAGGGAGAAAGGCGCAAACAGAAGTAGGACGGCTACCGGAGTAGCCGCTGCCTGCCCTCTTCGAGGATGCGTTCAATTGTCCGTACTCGCTCCTGCCGGCGCTTAAGACTCCTACGCGCTCTGCCGCGAGCGTGCTCGCGTGATATCTCCCGACTGGCTTGCAGTTGCTCTATATAGACCCTTTCGGGCGTTCCGTTATTGATGCGGTCGAACACCCAGCACAGAGATGCAGGTAACTGCCCCTCACGATATCGCGGGTTTGCCGAAGCCTGATCCTCGTCTAAGATTTCTTGCAGCACCACTTGATCCCAAACATCAGGATTGTCATCGCAACGCTTCTTCCACAGAGCAAGGATTTCGCGCGCGGCCTCCGTGTCGTTGATCAGGATCGTTGCAGAAATCACCCTGCCGCGCTCCCGATAGACGGCGATGTCACAATCAAAACTTGCGAGTACAGGCCATGGGTCGCGATGAAACACAGCGTCTACATCGACATAGAGCAGCGGCCCGTGTCGCTTGTCGCGCTGCTTTACCAGAAACGAGGGCTTCAGGCTCGCGTTGCGCACCCAACTGCCGGCGCTAACGAAGGGCGAAGTATGCACGGAAAGGCCAAGACGCCATGCTGACGCCACCATGCGAGCTGCTTCCGCCTCATAGAATGAGTTGACCGAAAAGAATGCGACGACTTCGCCAGCAGTATGAGAAAAAGTGGATGGTTTCGGGTCTTTCGGAAAAGGAGCGAGGACCGCCCGGTGCCGCGCTTTTGTAGTCCGAAACATATCAAGAATGCGATTGAACAACATAACCCCCACATTATAAATTGCTCACGTAAGTTGCTGGATTTGCAACGAGAAAGCCGCATATCGATAGGCAACGAGAAAGTCATTGGTTGAAGTGTGCCGCCATCTACACTTCAACCGATTTGATATGTCTGTGCTGTATGCGCAACAACTGCTTGCAAACGCAGAAAGCCGCCTTGCCTTCGCAAGACGGCTTTCAAACCTTGGTACATCTAGCCCGCCATGCGCCGGGAAAACCATTTCTGAAAAAGGACTTCCGTACCGCGTGGCCCAAGGTAGGCCAAACCGGCGATTAGCCCGGTCGTCGCAGGCGGGCTGACACTCAGATAGGAGGCAATTCCCTCCCCAATGAATGCCATGCCGAAGGCAACCGGTATTTCCCAAAGCAACTCCCGGCCGAAGAATTTCCGTCGACCCTTGCGGGCTTCGTTGCTGTGCCACATTGCCCGTCCCACCATGGCACCGACAATGGTCGAGAGCGCTCCGCCACCCCAGGCATTTAGAAGCTCATAGAGCGAGTTGTATTTGTCGGACATCACTCGGGCTTTCCGCAATAGAGGGCGTAGCGCCCACGATGCCGCGCGATGCCAACGGCGGCCGTTCGGTCGTGCGTTACAAGATAGGCGTTTGTCTCAGGGCGCGGGTCAATCGGCACCAGCAGATCGCAGGGCTCAATCGCCTTGGCGGTCGGGCTGCACGCAGCCGCCGAGCAACAAACACAAATCAGCATCGTCAGCTTGAAGAGCCTCTTCATCGATCTTTTGTCCGTCTTTGAGGATGGTTACGCGGCTCGCCTGCAAGGTCGCCGCAATCTCGCTTTTGGTCGCGTGCTTGCCGGCCATGTAGGCCGGAGCAATCGCTAAGGCGGCACCGATCACGATGCCGCAGCCAATCTTGATGTAGTCGAATGGCGTCATGCGAGTTTCCGCCACGCCAGATAGACCGACAGGCCGATGACCACCAAGGCGATAGCCATGCGCAGCCAGTCGCCGGACGAGAGGTCGCCCTGTTGTGCAGCAACAACCTCGACGGCTTTCATAAGCGGCTCTTGAGCAACGGGAGCCGCCGCACCCATGCCGCCCGCAACGAGGGCGACCGCTTTCGACTTTGCTTGCGTGTCGGTTTCTGCAACCTGTTTCTTGCCGGCAACCGGCCCCTTCGACGGATATTGCTTCCAAGGCAATTGCCAGTGCGGGCCATCCTTGAAGCTCTTCCAGTCACCGCCCCACTCGATGGCAAATCCGAGTTCCTTTGCGGCCTGTTTCATCGCCTTGGCGATCTTGTGATAAAGCGGCCAATCCCAAGAGACAGCACCGTTGATGATTGGTGCAAGGTCCACGGCGTGGCCGTAACCGTTCTCCGCCTTCAGGTGACGCGAATTCATCGTCGTGGATGCGCCCGAGGCAACAAGCTCTTTCTGCCGCGCGATGTCGCGAACACCTTCGAGCACCGTGAAATCAACTTCGGTGATCTGTATTGCGCGACGGATCACGCGCACGAGATCGGGATGCACGCCAATAAGACGCGAATTGCTCCGCGCCGAAAGCGAGTAAGCCATTTTTCTCTCCATATTTTGGGGTAAAAATTGCACCAAGTAACTTTACATGGTGCATAAAATGCCCTATGTTTTCCTCATCGAAATGAGGGGCACATGGGCAAACTGGTTCAAATCGGAAACATCATCATTCGGGTCTACGCGAATGATCATCTGCCCCCGCACTTCCACATTCTCACTCCCGATGGAGATGCGTTGGTGGAAATCACGACACTGGAAATCCTGCGTGGTAAGCTCGCGCGCAAGGCACAAGACACCGCCCTCGAATGGGCAGCAAAGAACAAGGCGGCTATCGCCGCCGAGTGGAACCGGACCAATCCCCGCTTTCCAATCGCTTGAGGAAGGGAAACAGAAATGGACATGCCGCGCATTGAAAGCGTAACGCCAGCGTCAAACATGACGCTGGCAATCAAGTGGAAGGGTGGCGTTGAATCTTCCGCAAACCTTATCGGCTGGATCGCGACCGGCGGCGAACTGCTCGCCCCGCTCAAGTCTCCGGATGTGTGGAAAACCGCCGTCGTCACGGACTTCGGCGCAACGGTCGAATGGGCTGGCGAAGATCTAGCGATCGATGCCTATCACCTTTTCCAGATCGCCGAAGACCAACGCGATTTTAACGCCGACGATTTGCGGAAATGGCAGGAAGAAATAGGGCTTTCGAATAACGAGGCGGCGGACTTCCTTGGGGTAACGCTTCGGACATGGAAGAACTATCGCGCGGGCGCTCCGGTTAGCCATGCCGTCAAAATGCTGCTGCGAGCTAGCCAGCGCGACCCGCTATTGATGCACGCCCACTACCGCCCCCGCCAGAACGGCAGGCCGAAAGCTGCCTGAGGAGATGCCCTGCATGGCCTTGATAACGACATATGACAATGGGCACTTTTCCGGGGTGAAAGCCCTTTGGAGCGAAGCATTTCCAAATGACGCGCCTTGGAACGCCGCCGCCACCGCCATCGCAGAAAAGCTGCGATTCCAGCCTGACCTGATGTTGGTTGCGCTTGAAGAAAATCATGTAGTCGGCTCCGTGATGGCAGGATACGAAGGGCATCGCGGATGGATTTCCCGAATAGCCGTGTTGACGTCACACAGAAATCGTGGCGTGGGGCGGGAACTTTTGGTTGAGGCCGAGCGTCGCCTAGCGGCGCTTGGCTGCATCAAAGTCAATTTGCAGGTCGTTGAGTCGAACTCGGAAACGGTTCGGTTCTACGAAAGTTCGGGCTACCAAATCGAGCCCCGGATCAGCATGACCAAGCTTCTCGCGCCCTAGCTTTCCAAATTGGCAAAGATCGCATTACCGCCTAGTTCTCGTCCGTCCGGCCGAACCGAGGCATGAGGAAGGCCGAAGGCGTGGCGGGCGTACCCGGCACGCTACTCGGCGCGACCTTCCCGGCCGCATCGGCAGCTCCCGACGGTTCAGCGCCTTCCCGCCTTCCGCCGCTCTCGTCTTCGGTCGCAGACTTCCCATCGTAAAGCCGGCCGGAAACGTCAACCTCGAAGCCCGTTGTCTTCGTGTACTTTGAGCGCGCCGTCTTGATGATATACGGCACCCCATCCAGCCCAGGGCGAACGTCCGCAAACAGCAACGGCAAACCTGCCTCAATCGCCGGATCGCCGAGCGCCGTTACAGAAACAGCCCCCTCGCCCCGTGCAAGTTCTTTTGCCTTGGCACGCGCAGCTTTGTCGGCTTCTGCCGGTGACGAAAAGGCATCGGGAATGCGGTAAACGCTGTCGCCATCCGCATCCGCATCGGCCTCTATCTCCACCCGCTGCGCCTTGTCGGCATCCTGATAGTAAGACACGACCTTGCTGTATTTCGTGCGGTCGTTGATATCGACCTTGAGCGTGCCTGTTTTGATGACGGCAGGCGTAAGGATGACGGAGCCGAGCGCCGCGCCGGAAACCGATAGACCGGAGCCCCGCCGGGCAAACAATAGCCGCCGCTGCTTGATGGCAAACAGGGCGTTATGCCGGTCTGCCAGCCGCCGCAGGAAGTGAATGTTCGTTTCGTCCTGCTGGCCTATCCACTCGTAACGATGCTCTGCAAGATCGGGATCGATGGCGGGCGTCAAGCCGCTCTCGCTGGCAATCTGCGCTATCAGGTCGCCGAGGATGATTTTATCCCAAGCCCGTTCCTGCCGCTCTTTCAACTTGCCACTGCGAAGGTCCGCCGCCTTACCGGAAATCGACATCTTGTAGGGCAGGCAATCAAGGCTGATCTTGTCGGCCGTAAACTCGCCCTTCGCCACGAGGTTCCGACCGTACCCCATCTTGACCGAAATAATGGCTCCCTTGCGCGGTAGGGCGAGAAAATTCGGAGGGCCATCGTTCAACTCGATATCGACCGTATCCGATTTCAAGCCCTCTTCATCCGTCACAGTGACGGAAATCAATCGATCATAGAACGCACCCGCCATGGGCACACCGTCAACAGTCACTTCAACACGAGGCTGCATTGGTCAATCCCAAAGGCTAATCAGCCGACGTTCCACGCTCGCGCTTGGCATGTCCGGCATGAAGATCTGCGTTCCGAGCGGCAGAGTGGGACCGAGGCCAGCAAGCCCCGGATTGGCCGACAGCACCGCCTCGACAACCCCCGATGTCCGCCCATAGTGAGAGAGGCATGCGAGATCGACCGTCTCGCCCTGCCGCGTTTTGTAAATCGTTGCCATGCGATCACCTGAAAAGCTCAGAGAGGAACGAACTTGCACGATCAACAATGCCGCCGGCACCCGCCGCAGCATCCGACCGGATGCGCTTGAGCGAAATGACGTAAGCATTTCGTCGCGCCATCCCCTTGGCATCGTGGTAGGTCTGATCTTCCTCCACGGATTGAACCGTGAACATGCCCCGAATGACGCCTTCCATGGCGTCACCACTGACCAGCATCATTTCCGTTCCGGCCAATTGCGCCGATATGATGCCGTCGAGCTGCGATTGCCCGCCGAATTCTTCGGGGAACAAGACGCCTTGAATCGTCACCTCGTCAGACGTCGGTCCCGTCCATTGCTGTGGATTGAGGTCCTGCCCCACGGATATCTCCACCCAAGGCGTATTCACCTTGCGCTTGATATTCTGATAGCCGAAGCCCAACGCCTCGAAGGCGTAGCCTCCGAGCATCATCGATGTTACACCCGTCATGATCTACCTAAAATTGAGTTGTTCGAGCTATGTGGAAATATCGAAAAACGCGCGAGCCGAACTGCGGCAGATATGCGCCAATACCGGACATTTGCTTCAAGCAACGCACATTCCGATTTGGGGCCGGGAGTGGAATGCCGGCTCCTTGGCGGCGGACGCAAGTAAGCAGACACTCGCCGTAGTCACGCGTGCTACGGCGCATTCCGGGGCCAGAAGCGGACTGTGATTAAGCGTTGAAGTTTGACCCCTTTCGGCGCGGAACGATGACCCTGGTCTGGGCAGGTTAAAATGCCGATCAATTCGCGACTTTCTAGGCGTGACTGGGTCAACCGGTCAGGGTGAGATTGCTAGTCAGGGCAATACACTGACCACCGCGCAGCCGTAGCAAGTTCTACCCTCAAAGGTCACATTTTCGGGGATGACCGCAACCGCCAATCTTGAATGGGAATTCGGCCGACAATACATTCGGAGCCATCAACGGGACGGCGGGGTTGCATGCCTAAGAAGATTTTGACGGTCGGCTTTGAACTGGCCGTGGATGATGTGGAGTCCACGGGTTTCAGCAATAAAATTTCTCTGCTTGATTGGGACATCGTTCTTCTGCGGCCGGATATCTCGCACATAACCAGCCACGACCCCTTCAACACGCAGTACATGGGGAAGCTCAGCCTAAGCGACAAGAAGTCGTTCGAGTTGAAAGAGGCTTGCGCACACTGGCGACGAGAAATTAATCAGGCTGTGGACGCGGGTAAGCTGGTGATTGTGTTTCTAAGCCCGCCAGAAGAGGTCTTTGTCGAGACGGGGCAGATTTCCACCTCGGGCACCGGCAGAAATGCACGTACCACTCACCATGTCGAGCCAATGAACAATTACAACGCTGTGAGCGTGCGAGCTCGCTGGACGCAAACTGTTGGCACGGCCATGTCGCTTCATCCAAGCGCGCGCGATCTCCTTGCGTCGTACTGGCAGAAATTCAGTTCGCGATCGCAGTACAACGCTGTCTGGGCCGACGACATTGGCGGCGTTTGCATCACAACTCAGCATGGGCAGAAGCCAGTCGGGATTTATGTTCCAGCCAAGACATCAGCTGGAGCGCTTCTGCTGCTCCCTGATCTGGATTTTGATAATCCAGACTTTGTGAACGATGACGATGACAGCGATGACTACTGGAGCGAGGCTGCCCAGCAATTCGGCGCATCCCTCATCTCTGAGGTCGTTTCGCTGGCGAAAGCAATTGCCAGCGACGGTGAGAAAACGCCGCAGCCCGAATGGGCGTCGGCTGACGAATTCGCACTCGCCCCGGAGATCGAGCTTCGCCAGCAGCTGCTCCAGGCAGAGACAGAGCTGGAGAAAGCCCAGCGTGTGAAGGACGATCTATCCAACCGGCTGGAGGACGCAGGACAGCTGCGCGCGCTGCTATTCGAGAAAGGCAAACCCTTGGAGGCGGCGATTATTACCGCATTGACGGTCATGGGTTTCAAAGCTGAGCCATATGAGAACGGGAAATCGGAATTCGATGCGGTCTTTGAGAGCGCCGAAGGCCGCCTTCTTGGTGAAGCTGAAGGCAAAGACAACAAAGCAGTAAACATCGAGAAGCTGCGTCAGCTGTCAACCAACCTGCACGAAGACCTGCAGCGCGAAGAAGTCAATCAGCCGGCCAAAGGCATTCTGTTCGGAAACGGCTATCGCCTGACGAAGCCGGGCGAGCGCGAGGCTCAGTTCACCGACAAGTGCATCACCTCCGCCACATCTATGTCATACGGATTAGTGTCGACCGACCGACTGTACGCCGCCGCACAGTATCTTTCTGGCACTTCAGACGACGAATTTGCTCGCCGCTGCCGTATGGCCATGATCGAAATGTCAGGCATTGTAAGATTCCCGGATGTTCCGGTCACCGCTGGCGAGGCTGCAGATGGTATTCAGGTAGCCGAGTCTATCCTCGATTAGGCATTCGACCATTCAAAGCTCGATTTATCCAATCTTGCTCTGGCTGGTAGACGGAGGGGAAGCACAGAAGGCACGTCCGAAGCTGCAAGAGCGCCGAACGACCGAAATGAAGGCGCGAAGCCGCCCGTCTGATTGCTACCCCGAATGACCGGTTTGGGCCGGGAACAGCCACCTTGCCTTGCGCCCGGCTTGCCGATCCTAGTCACTGAATTGCGCATCAGCAGCATTCTTGACCGCTGCACCCAACTGACCAATCGCAGCATTGGCGGCAGCCTGCGCGTCGGCAACACCGGTTATTGAAATCGGCGCATGAACAGTGATATTGGGCGGCTGTTGATTCACAACCCGAACATCCTGCGTTCCGTTCGGCTTGGTCATCTCTGCAATAGACGCCGCATCTATACGCGTCGCGGGCCGGTCTTGCATATTCACACCCATATGCTCTCGGAAATTGAACCCTTTTTCTGCCGCCGTGCCGAACCATGTCCTGCGATCATTCATGGTTGACCACCAGTTGGAAAACGATTCACCTATTCCCGGCGGCTCTCGGTATTTGTCGCCATATACCCCCTGAAATCCCTTGCGTATTCCAACCTCACCCGCGTACCCAAGCAACGCCGGAACACCGCCTTTTAGCAAGCCGCTTCCCCAGAACTTCCCGCCTTGCATGAGCCGCGTCAACAATGACGGCGGCGGCGTGTACCTCGCACCTAATCCCTGCACTCCCGAGGGCGTCACCCGTGCGCCTTCTGGCAATCGATCAGGGTGAGGCACTGTACCCCACGGCCCTGATGTCCCCGGCTTGCCGCTCGGAATTCGAGGTGCACCATCTTTGCCGGGAATAACACCCTTGCTCGCCTCTGGCACGACAGGTGCAGTCTTTCCGCCCGAGATGAGAGAGGCCAGCGTACCAAGGCCCTTCAGCACCGAGAACAGTGTACTCGCCCCCGACAACAGAAACACCGCGCTGGCGAGCTTGCGAACCGTGCCAGCAAGGAAGGCGATGCCAGCGCCCCACATAACCAACTTGAGACCATAACCCGACATCTGCCCGAAGAACTGCGCGACAGGATTTTCGCGAATTGCGTTCGTCAGCTCACGAACGGATGCCCCCCATTCCCTTGCCTTCATGAAGAAGCGGCCAAGGTTTTCACCTGCGTTCCGATCGACCTTGCCAAGCATCAGGTCGCTAAGGTCATTGACCATTTCGCGGATGCCACCATCGTAGCCGAAGCCTTGCGCAAACCCCTTCGCGCCGACCTTGATCTGATCGAAGATCGTCGCTCGACTACCAAGGGTATCCAAAACATCGCTGATCGCCTGCGCGCCTTCGCGGATGGAAGGCAACATGCTGTCGCCAACTTCCCAAAAGATGTTGGATACCTTGTTGCCCAAAAGCTCGAGCGCATTGCCCGTGGTGCTGGCACGCTGCTTGTACTCGTTCATGGCAGAGCCGGCATACTTCGTTCGGTCGCTGACACTGGCGAGCGCATCGTCCAGCAACTTCACATTGCCGAGCAGCGGAATGAATGCCTTGGCCTCGTCACCGAAGAAATCGGAGACGATGGATATCTGTTGATCCTTCGGAGCCTTGGCGATGGCGGCGAGAACCTTTTTCAGCGCTGCCGGCGCATCCTTCTGCATTTCCTTGGCGATCTTTGGCAGGTCGAGACCAAGCCTTGCCGCCACTTCACGCTGGCTCTTTTTCGCGGAAGCACCGCGCGTCAAAGCTTTGGTCACGTTCTGCATCGCGGTCGCGGCAACTTCCGGTTCCGCGCCGGCTGCAATCATGGCGCTGCCGATGCCGGCAACCTGCTCTTTGGTGAAACCGGCAATCTTGCCGAGGGCACCGACCCGCAGCATGAAGTCGGTAATTTCCGATGCCTTGCTTGCCATGTTGTTGGACAGGTGGTTCATGACATCGGCAAGGTCGCCAGTCTCGGCAACCGTCAAGCCGAACTGCGTTTTCAGCTTAGCCAGGCTGGAACCTGCCTTCTCGGCCGTGATGTCGAAGGCGATACCGACGCGTGATGCCATTTCGGCAAAGCCCTGCAATTCTTCCGTCGCGATGCCGGATTCCCCGGCGGCAGCGAAGAGAGCAGCGATATTGTTTGCGGACATCGGAATTTCGCCCGACATGCGCCGGATGTTACGGCGCATGTTCTCGAATTGCTCGCTCGACGCATCGACCACCTTTTTGACATCGGCAAATGCCGACTCGAACTTGATGGCCTCCCCCGCCGTTGCCCGCAATCCCTCGCGAACGCCAAGGTAGCCGGCACCAAATGCGACGGCTTGGCCGACCATGCTCCTGATTGGTGCAAAGGTCGCTCGCTGCTGTGCCCGAAGACCGTTTAGAGCGCTGGTAATATGTTTGGCGCGGGCGGTCACGTCGTCCAGCAGCGACACGCGCAAGGTGCTTTGAAGTGTGGTCATGATGTTCCCTCCAGCGCGTCACGCATCGCGCGAGCCGTGTTGAAATAGGCAAGCAGTTTTTCAGCAGACCACCGCTCGACAACATCGAGCGGCGTATGTGAGAAGCGGGCAACGAACAGGGCGATTAAGCGCCAATCGTGCTGATCTACTCGTTTCCCAAGAGGTCCTTGGTTGCGTCGAGAATACGCCGATAGTCGCCAGCGCAGATTTTCTTGAAAGCCGGAAGCGGCACGTCCGAGATGGCGGACAATACGGCGACGTTCTGAGAAATCTCGCCTTTGAACTGATCGCCGGCCATATAGTCGCCCACCGTCGCCTCCCGAAACGCGAGATCGGAATAGGTCACTTCATTGTGGGTGACGGGTTTGGTCAGAGTGAATTTGACAACTTCGGTCATGATAGATCCTCATAGAGAATAGCCCGCGCAAGGCGGGCTTGGTGAAGGTGGATTTGTGAGGGGAATGAGGCCCGGCTTTACAGCAGCAGGGCGTTGCGGATATCACCGTACTGCGAGACGCCGCCGACCTTGAAATCAAAGTCGTCCATCTCGTAGATTTCCTCGCCGTCGATTTCGAGCTTGTAGTAATTCACGTCAACGGCATAGTCGTTCTCGGCAAGGTCGCCGGTCTTCCATGTGCCGTGATCCGGCTTGTACATCTTGCCGCGAATCGTCAGCACGGCGCTATGCGTGGTGCCGTCTTCATCGACATGCGCCCCGGTAATCATGAACGGCGTATCGACGCCCGCCTTGAGGCCGAAGAGCTTCAAAATCTGCGGGTCGAGGCCCGGCATCTTGAATTTGAATTCCGGAGCCTCGTAGCCGAGATGGACCTTGCGGGCCTTGATCATGCCGGCATTGCGCACGTCCTCGCGCTTGGCTTCCGGCACGGGAACGGTGATATCGCCGATCTGCCCGAGCTTGCTCGTACGGTCGGCCCACATCATGCAATCGCGCAGGATGCGGCTAGGTAGGGTCTTTTCTGCCATGTCGAGCTTTCCTTATCAGGCGGCGAGCGAGAGCGGGCCGGTTTCGATTGCGCCATTCACCTCGTCCAGCAGAAGCCGGTAGTAGAGAATGTTGCGATGGGTGGTGACGTGGATTTGTTCCATGAGGCCGACCGGCTCAAACTCCACGTCGAGGAAGAGTTTGCCGGCGGCAAGCGTGGTCGGCTCATTGATATCGGACAGCCAGACGCGCCCGCCGAGAATGTCGTCATTGTTCTTGAAGACACGAAGCGCGGCGTTGCCGTCTTCGACCATCATCTTGAGATTGGCCTTCGTGAACTTGCGATCCACATAGAGGAAGTAGAGGTCTTCAAGAGCCTCATTCACCATGTCGGCCGTTGCACGGACGCTATCGAACTGCCAAAGCGGGTCGTCGATGGCAAGACGGCTCCCCCACGTACGGAAGCCGCCGCGCTCGTTGATGATCGTGGCAACTTGGCTTTCGTTCAGATAGTTGCTGTCTTCCGGGTAAGCGATCGTGCGGGCAACACCGTCAATGGTGCGAATGATCTTGTTCGAAACCGAACCGGACACGCCTTCGGAGGATGCGACGACGCGAGCGCGAATGCCGGCGAAAACTGCGGCGACCGGCTTCGTCACGGGCACGCCGTTGACGTTCTTGATCGTCTTCGGGTCGATGATGAGGATGCGCCCGCCGTTGACCGTGCGGCGAAAGCGAATGGCTTCCGCGTTCGTGGTATTCGGCCCGGAGATATAGGCCCTCGCCCGGATTTTCGGGGTTATGACGTTTAGGGCGGAGATAAACGGATTGGCAACGTCGCCAACGTTAGCCGTCGCCTTCGGCAATACCTTATCCGCCTCTTTGCCACCGCCGGTAAAGGTAATCGTCGGCGGCTGCGAAAGCGCCTTGCCCGGCTCGACCACCCGCACCGCGACCACCTTGCCCGCATCGACAATGCCGGTGCCCATGATTGCCTCAAGCTTGGGCAGAACCTTGCCGGGATCATTGCCACCGCCGGACGCCTCGACAATGGGCGCTTCCGTCAGCTTTGCCCCTTGCTCCGACATCGAAACGGAAACAACGCCCGCCTCGATCCAAGCGCCGGTATTGCCGGCAGTGATGACAACGCGCGGCTGATAGCCGGTAATCGCCTTGGCACGCAGCGCCGCATATAGGCCGGTACGAGCAACCGGGTCGCCAAGGAGATTAGCTTGCTGCACCGCTGGGTCCGCGCTATCGGGCACACGGTTGACGATGCACCAAGAACCGCCTTCGCCAAAAACGGAGGTCACGTCTTCCAATAGCGTGCCCGCAGCGCCGAGCGCCGCAGCGGCCCGTTCCGAGGTAATCAGGGTCGGATAGTTCAAAGGAAATGCGGCGGCATCCGCATTGGGTGCCGTGCCGTTGACGAAGGTAATGCCATTGCGCTGGACGCGTAGAAGCGACGGGGTTTCCGCGCTTTCGGCAAGCGTCACGCCATGCGCATAGGACAGGTCGGCCATAAAGGTCTCCATTAGAAATGACAGAGGATCGGGTGAGAGTTCGCCGCCCGTGTTTTCAGGGCGGCAAAGAGCAAGCAGCCCGCCGGAGCGCGGCGGGCTGAATTATCGGATGTCGAGAATGTGAAACCGGATGCTTAGGGAGCCACGCCTATGGCTGCGCAGCCGTTGCCCACAAGACATCAATCGCCTCTGGCGTGAGATCGAAGGATGCCCCGATCTGCTCTAGCAACTGGTCAGTACGCGAAAACATGGTCGGATATTCCCAAGCATTGAGAGCCTTGGCGCGCTGCTTCAAGTCAGCGATACCGTTGATAGCCGCCGTCACTTGGTCCGGCATGATATCGTTGTCGACAAGAGCGTCACGGAACTGCCGTGGTGTCAGCGCCGGCATTGCGGCACGCTTCTCTTCGATGGTCATGTGGTCGGCTGGATTCACAATCCGACTGCCGTTCCATTTCATGCCGTAGACGTTACCACCGGGACCGCGCGTGAAATCGCCGGCTTCATCGCCGCCGATACCTATGATGCGATGACCCGCGATCTGCGAGTGTTCGGGATCAGGCTCCATCGAAACCACGCGGTCGCCGTCATCGAGCGCCACGTAGAAATCAAAGGGTGGCAGCGCTCTATAGAGATCGTGCCATTCGGTATTGCCGGCATCATAGAAGACGTAGACTTGCGTTTCACGACCGCCGGGAAGCTCCACGGTTTCGACCCGTGGAGTTAGTTTTCCGAAATCATGCATGGAATTTCCTCAAAAGGGGAAGGCGGCGAACCAACCGCGATTGTGAACGTAGAGCTGCGGCTGACGAGAGCCGAAGCGATATTGGTCACGGTCCACACGCTGCGCCATCGTCAGCACGTAGCCGCCATTGTTAATCATCGAGCCGTTCGCCATAAGAACTTCGACATAGCCCGCCATTTGGGAATTGGTAACGCAATTTGCAGCATGCGCGTTGCCCCATGCATTCGCCCGGTTTTCGATTTGGGTGTAGAGGTCGCCGAATTGCTGGGTCCAAATGGCACCGCCATTCGTCACGTAGAAGTGGGCCTGTCCGCTTTGGTCCATCCAGAACAGAGTTCCGGTGCCGTCTATACCAAACCTACCCTTCTTAACATTCGGCCGGTGGAGCCAAAGAGACGGTTCGCCGTGCTGGATTTCAAGGCTGCCGCTCATGATGTCGCCAGCGCGATTGACCGGCGCATAGCCTAAAGCCGCCTGCTTTGTGTCCAGTGTCGTTTGCAGGTTTGCGATATCGGCAATTATGTGCTTGTGCCCGATATCCGACTTTTGATTGAGCGCTGCTTGCGTGGCGTTCGAGATCGGCTTTGCAGCATCCGACGTATTGTTGACGTTCCCGAGACCGAGCGCGCCAACTTGGGCGGCCGCGTTCGCAGCAGTCAACAATGCACGGCCGGCGGTGCTGGCATCTGTCAAGTCGGCCGAGGTCAACGTTACCGCGCCCTGCCGCCCGGCTACGGACTGCACAACGTCGGTAGGCGTACGCAGTTCCTGCCAGTTCGCCAGCGTGGAAGCCGGTTCGCTCTGCAAGATAAAGCTCTTGTTGACATCGGTTCGGATGGCAACATCGCCCTTCTGGACGGCAAGGGCGAGCATTGCCGCTTGTGAGGCGACAACAAAGGTGTCGGTGATTGCCGATGCCGGCAATTGCGAGGTTGGAATTTTGCCCGCCCCGTCGAGCGAGGCATAGCCGTTAGCCGCTCCCTTGTTGGCGATGTTTTCCGGCACGAAGCCAAGGCTCGCCTGTTTCCCTGCCAAAAGCGCATCCATGGTGGAGGACGAATAGGCATCCGCGATGCCATAGCCTGCGAGGCTTCCCGGCTTGCCGGCTATGTCGGCAAAGTCCACAAAGCTCCACGTCATCGACCCAGCCGCCCCGCCGGCCGTCAGCACCTTTTTCGAGCTGCCGATACCTGTTGACGGCACATGCAAATTGCCGTCGCCGGTCGGGTGGACATAATTATTGGCCCCGGCCGCGACACCGTTGAGTTTGCTCTTGTCGGCGGCGGACATGAATCCGCTGGTTGCCGCCGTCGCGTCAGGGTGCGCGGCAGCCCCGCCCGCCCCGACATGGGCAGAGGCGGCAAACGCCGTCGATGGCTGCAAGGCGGCAGAACCGAGCTGCAGCAAAGTGCGGGCCGCGCCGGCATCGACGGCAGCGACGAAAGATCGGCCATAAGCCGAAGTTGCGCCCTCGTAAGCGGCAGTCCAGGCGGTCGAGAAATCCGACAGATCGGCAGCGATAAGCTGCAACGCAGCCTTTGCCGCCGCCACGTCACCGGCCTTCAGGATTGCTCGCCCCGTCGCCCCGCTATCAGAAACGTCAGTCGCATTGAGGGTGATGACCCCCGTCTTTCCAGCGACTGACGAAACAGCGGTGAAGGTCGGAACGCGTTCCCACCGATCCGGACCACGGCGCAACTGATCGCCGGCAGCGACATCGCCGACGTCATCGGCGGCGACCTTGCCGGGCACCGAGACAACCCAAAAGTCGCCCCGGTTTCCAGACCCCGAAGAGATGGCAGGCGTGTTCGTCGCCGCATTATAGACGCCAAGAAAGCTGCCATCGACCGGAAGAAAAGCCCCGGAAATCTTTCCATCGGGACCGAGTGGCGCATAACCGTCGGGCTTTCCCTTGCTGGCCTTGTCTTCCGCTTCAAACGAAAGCTTATCCTGCTTGCCGTCTAGAAGGCGGAAGACTTCGGCTTTCGTGTGGGCATCTCCGATGCCATAGCCGCCGAGCGTCGTCGGCTTCTCGTCAATTTCCGACCAAGGATGCCGATGCGCATCGTATTCCTGTGCACGGACATAACGGACGTCGGTGTAAGCGAGGTCGAGCGACACCGACAGGTCGCCAGACATTTCGCCGCCGCCTTTCAATCCCGTGCCGGCGGTGACAGAGCGGGTTTTGGGCACCGTCAACGACAGAAGCTCACGCAAGGCGGCTTCAACGGTTGTGGAGGTGAGACCGCCGCCGGCCTCACGGAAAACGCGGTCTGCTTGATAGTCGATATGCGAGGTCGCGGAAATAATCCAATTGGTGCGGATAGGATCACCCGCGCCAAAGGTTCGCTCGATATCGACCGCAAGCGTGCCGGTGTCTCGGTTGTAGGAAATCAGCCGGCCGAGCATGACGCCGTAAGGCGCGTCGCGCGTCACCAACGCCAAATACGCCGCAGGCGAATAACGACGCTTGTTTGCGGAACTGACACCGATCGTCATAGGACCGGTCTTCACTTCCACGGCCGACTTGCTTTCCGCGATAAACACCGCGCCGAGCTGCAAGTCTTCCTGCAACTGCACAATAAGCGGCGAAACGGCTTCATCGATCCGCTTCAATCCGTTTTCCTGCAATTCGCGGACGGCTGCTCTCCAGTCCTTTTCGATTTCCTCCTGCCCGTGCAGACGTAAATCGAGGTCTTCGTAACGGCGATTCCAGTAGTCTGGGTCGCCGAGATCATCGCCGACCTTGATTTGGTATTGATCCAGTCGGCGCATAACCGGTCACTCCTGCGTTTCAGTGACTTCCTCGAAAGAGAGGATATTGGCCTTGATCTGTTCGGCGACCGCACCCTTGACGGTGCCGCCTTGGCTAGGCCGAATGGTCAGCCCCACGACCTTGACGACGGTTGCGACTTGGACGCGATAGTCCGCGTCCGGCTTGAAGGAAGGCGTTGCCTTTACCGGCATGTTTTGCTCCCGCAGGTTAGAGTGCCACGTCAACGCGTTCTTCGACGTGGAATGGCACAAGGGCATTGTTGGTCGTGCCCTCGATCTGGATTTTGTAGGCGGTGATTTCCGGTGTTGCTGCGAAGCTGTAGGTGCGTCGGAAGCGGCCGGGTTCGATTGGCTCGTCAACAAAGCCGCTGCTCGCGATCAGCGTATTGTCATCCTTGCGAAGGCTGACTTTCATCGTGTGCCGTTCGGCCTCGAACTTGGCGACGATAAGCTGAACCGTGATCGTGGTTGCCGATGTCGCCAGCGTCCGGCGCGTCGAAATGTGCTTGAACGTGGTCCGCTGACGCCAGATGCGAATGCGGCTGCTCGGTATCTCCAAAGCAGGTGCAACGGCATTCGTGCCGGTCATGACGACGCGGTGACGCAACAGCGGCGGTAGGCCGACCAGCAGATTGGGCGTCAGCACGTTCAGCGGCTTCCACGCGCCATTGATCATCACTTGATGCTCGATGGCGCATGATTTCGGCCTGATCGTTCCGGCAAGGATATCGATGGAAGCAATGCCGCCCGAAAGCGTCAGCGCCGCCAACTCGATTTCGACACGAGACGCCTTGAAGACCAGATATTCCATCTGGAAATAAAGGTCGCGTGTGAGGTCGCCCTGATAGTACGCGCCGTCCGTGGAGTAGAACAACGTGCCTTGCGCGTACTTGTTGCTATCGACCACGGCGACCTTGTGATTGCCGAGCGTGGTAATGATGAGCGAGTAGCGCTGCCCGGCTTCAAGGAACACGGGCGGGATGGCGACGTAGGTATCGTTCGGTGCAACCTTGATGCTGGCATAGGGAATGGTGACATGCGTCACAAGGTGTGCCGGGTCTGGCGAGCCGCTGGCAGTCGTATAGCCGATGGAAATATGCACATCGCCATCCGCGCCCTTTTCCGTGAACCGGAGCTTGAGACCGGAAAGCCAACCATCCTGCGAATTGAGGATGGTCTGTGCGATCTGCGCGCCGGACACCGTTCTGTCCGTCGTCTGCGCAACCCAATAGTTATCCTCCCAAGTATCCTCCCAAAACTGCTGAACGCGAAGGAGGGTATGCGCATTGAGCGGGTCCCACCACGATTGCCCGTAGACGTTATCGAGGATCTGCGTTCCGGTAACGAGGAAGGTTTCGCCGTTCTTCCTGAATGTGTTGGTGGCGCTGTCATAGACGCCATCGGCCCACCACTGCGAATTGTTGCAGACGTTGTAGGCCGGGCCGTAGCGCATGCGCGAACGGGCCACCGACAACTGTTTCATTTCGTGGGTCTGGAAACCATACTGTGCGATGGCAACAGAACCATCGACCGCGCCCGCCGACGATGCCAGCCGGATTTCCCGGCCCGAGATTGCAGGAAGCAACAGCCCGTTGCCCGGCAGATAGGCGCTCAGATCGAGAGGGTTATAGAGCGAAATCTGTGTTTCGTTCCGCGCCTCGTGAGAAAACCGCACACCCTCTTCGACAAGGCAAAGCAGGTCGAGGTTTTCGTTATCGGTCTCGTTGCTGGTTAGATAGCGATCCGAAGCCCAATCCGACGCATCGTCCGGTATTTCCAGCTTCTCTTTCAGGCGCGCAATGTCGCGCATGACGTTGATCAGCTCTCCCGAACCGGCCATGCCCGCCATGCCCTTTTTGAGCGCGGTGATATCGCTGGCAATCGTGTTGATGCGCGGTTCGATCTGATCGCGCCAGACTTCCAACGACCGAATGCGCTTGTCGTTGCGGGTGACAGATGGCAGGGCGTTGGCACCTTCCATCGCAATCGCTTCGATACCGGTCGTGTTCAGCGTGACCCAGGCAATGACGATAAGCGACTGATCGACCACCGGGCGCGGCAGCGTGGCGCTTTCCTGCCCCGGAACGAGGTCGAGCTTTGCGGCGCGATGGCGCTCGACCACGAGCATGCGGGGTTCCGTGGTGTCGCTTTCAAGATCAACGAGGAAATCGCGGGTTTCGGTTCGGCTGTCTTCCTCTTGCCCGTAGGCGATAACGGCAACGAGCCGCTTGGTGGCGGACGGCAGGATTGAAACGATATTGCGGGTGGACGCCTGTTCCATTTCGAAGACCGCGCCATCCGGCCGATAGATGCGACCGGCCGCGATCTGCAATTCCGTGGCACTGTTCTTCGTCACCACGAAACCGGCGTAACCCGGCGCGTCCGCAGTCACGGCGTCCTTTACGAGCGTGTCGAAGGTCGCCCGTGCGGAGCCTTGAATATTGTTGAGATCGCTGTGGCGCGCTTCCATGCGATCCTGAAACGGTACTGTTTTAAGCATAGTCAGCTCCTGAGTAGACGGCCGGCAACAAAGGGCGTGCCAGCGACAATGAGCTGACCCGCCTGCGGGCTGCGGAATGTTTTGGTGTTGATGAGGATGGTATCCCGCGCCGATTTCGCGGCGCGAAGGGCGCGCAGGGTTTCACGATATTTCTCGCCATCCGAGGCGGCGAAGAATTTTCCGAAATAGCTACCAACAGCGAACGCCCGTCGCGGTCGGATCGAAGGCGCATGCACAACGAGTTCGGCCGTGAATGGAGCAACCCCGAAACGGCTCACGCCCAAATAGGAAGCTCCCCTTCGGCGCGGCACCATTTCCGGGTCCCAAATCACAATGCGCTCGAAAACGCGCGTTTCGGATCGCATGTTTGACCAGTAACGACGGTGCAGCGGCCGACCGAAGAATGCCGCCCTACCCGCTTCCGCCCGCCCGTATTGCGCCTCTGGCTGGACCGTCGCCGGGCGCATCCCATAGCGAATGACCGAGGGCGAGCCGTCCGCACGGCGATATGCGGCGACAGACCGATTGTGATCGAGTGTCACCCAAAAGCGCAGGGTTCCGCCGAGATAGGTAACGGACCGCCGACGCTTTCGCCGCAGCAAGGCTCGCTCGTACATCGCATAGCCAAGGCCCGGAATGATATCCGTCACCTCTTCAACGTTGATCGGCTGCTCTAGTCCGGCCTCGAAGAACGTAATGCGCGGACGCATGCGCTCCGCTGCCTTGCTGTCGGCAACGAAGGATGCACCCAAGGCGGAATAGGACCGCGCCGACAGGAAAAGCCTCTTGCCGGCACTCGACCGCAGAGCGCGGCTGTAGATGCGGATTTGCGGCATCCGGTCGGCAAGCGCCGCGCGCTGCTCTTCAGACATACCGCCGGACAGGAAGAACGTACCGGGCGGCCGGATCGCGCGAATAATCTCGCTTCCGACTATTCCCGCATAGGCTTCAAGGCCGGCGAGCGTGCCCTTGATCCGATGATGATAGATGGCATCCGCGATCACCCGGCGCTGATGATGAACCGGCCACTTCGGATTCCAGATATCGACCGAATTTGCGTGAGCGAGGACAGGCAGGAAGTGGACCGGCGCGCGCATCGGGTCGAGATAGGCTTGCCAGTCAATCCCAATCGCTTCCGTGCGCTCGCCAACCGCCGCAAGCGCCTTTTCCATTGGCTCCGAACTTTGCGGCAGCAGATGCGTTTCCGCCGGGATCACATCTGCACCCGATACGTCAGATTGATATCCGTCAGATATGGCGCGACGTTCGCACGCGCCGGCAGGTCGGCAACCGTGACAGGTTCGATGCGCATCACGTTCGGCACGTAGGCTGCAGCCAGAAGAGCCGAGGCCGGGACTTCGGCCCCGATATGGTATCGGGTGACGCCGAAGGCTTGGACGCTCTTAACCGCGGCATCCACGACTTGCGCCGGGTCCGGACCACGCGGCACGACCAGCGTTGCCGAGAGGGTGTAGCGATCGATCTGCGCGGCCGAGACGGTCACATCGTCGGTAAGCGGCCGAACGTGTTTTGCATCGAGCGCCTTGGCTACCGAAAACACAGCATCCACCGGAGCCGGCAACCCGGCAGCCCCGAGCAGATAGACGAGGACCTTGCCAGCACCGCCATTGACGACACGTATGTCATGGGCCTGCGGCCAAGCTTTCAGGGAGGCGGAAAGATAACCATCCTCCGAACCGGCCGCCGGAGCGTCGAAACTTGCCAGATAGCGGCGCAACAACGCATCGTCGTCTTCCCGAAAGATGATGTTGCCGCGCTCGTCCAGGGTGACGATGCGCACAACGTTCGCACGCGAAACCGCGTGTTCCAGATCGCCACCTTTGGCAAAGGCCGGCAAGACCGAACGGATGCCGTCATTCACGCGAGAGCGCATCAGCACTTCGCGGTAGGCATGCGCCTCCTGATCGATCTTGATAGGATCGGTCTCAAGCTCGCCAACGTCGTAATCAAAACCGGCTTGCTGTGCCCGCTTGCCGAAGTCTGCCATGCGGCTCGCAAGGATCGTTTCAAAATCGAGCTTTTCGATTGCATCGGGTTCCGGCAGGCGCGAAACGTCGATGATGTTTGGCGTATGAATTGCCATGATCAGGCCCCGCTATAGATGACGCGAATGCTTGCGCTCTCCGAAATGGAGTAGTCGCCGCGATGGCCGCGTGGGTAATAGGTTCCGAAGATTTCGAGAGTGATCGAGCCGTCCGCTTCCGCCCGTGTGACCCTGCCCGCCGACATGCGATAGCGAGGCTCCCATTCGAGAATTGCGCGTGCGGCTGCGGAGTAGACAGCGAGAACGTTGCGACGGGTCATCTTCGCGTCGATCAGGTCCGGCAAGTCACTGCCGAAGTTTCGGCGCATGACTCGCGACCGTTTCGGGGTGATCAATATCTTGCGCACGGACTGCTCGACATGGCCCCAATTGCTAAGAGGCTTGCCGCTTGCCACGTTTAGTCCTGCCGAATCCGGCATGGTCCGCACCTCTTTCATTTCTTGATAGGTGAAACGACATTGGCGAACGGCGGGGCAAAGCTCCCTCGCCTGCTCGGCAGTCAGCAGCAGGTTCCTATCGGCTCGCGGAACCTATGAGCAGCTATGAGCTGATCATCTCTGCATGGAAAGCGTCAGCTATTTCCCGCGCCATCCGAGCCATTTCGCCTTCTGGAATGTGCAGAATCCCATGCTCAGCCATCAAAGCATGGTATTGCTGTTCTTCAAGCGGAACACCCGAAGGCAAGGGGACGACATGGAAATGTACGTGGGAGTTGGCCTGTCGGCTGCCGAGCGAAAGCACATAGATGCGCTCAGCATCGAACACCTTTTTAAGGGCACGAGAAAGCGCGTGGACTTTCTCTTGTAATCGAAGATATTCGGCCCTTGACATATCTTCTGCCAAATCCTCGCGATGGCCTCGCGGACTGACAAGGCAATAACCGGGTAAGGTTGGGTACTTGCTTAGGAAGATGATCGTCTCATCATCCTCAAAAATGCGGTGGTGGAAACACGACGGGTCATTCCGCACTAAGCCGCATATGAAGCATGGTCTCGTTCCGATGCCGCGCACGTAAGCAGTGAGATCGAATGGTTGGCGGTTATTCATTCTGAACCTCTATCTGACCACTTGTCAGCATATCGATTTTCAACCTAGCGCAGCAATTCAACTTGGGAAGATAAAGACACCTACTGCAGGCGTTGCCGGCACCCAAAATGGGCGGCTTTTCAGAGCGCAAATTAGTCTTGAGCAAATACACAAGACGAACCTTCGACAATGGGCCAAAGCCCCTTGGACGAGCCCGCCCCAACATCTACTCTGTCGCCGATGCGTGCGACTTTCTTGCCACCCTCGCCGCCAAGCTGAACGTTCGGCGAATGAACAATGACGGTTGCGCCCGTCACCTTGACCAGATCGGCCGACGCTTCCACGACGGTATCGCCGACTTTGATATGCAGCGGCATGTCCTTGTTCTCGCGAACGTTCGCATCGCTGTAGGTGGAGAAATCTATCTGCGCATCAGCCATGTCGCCGCTTTCGGATACGACATCGACTTGCTCGCCCTTCTGATAAAGCACGTCCACTTTGACGCCACCGGCCGCGAGCGTCCGCGCCTTGATCCATGGAGAAAGGTAGGGCTTCCCGTTCTGATCGGACAGCTTGACCCGATACTTGCTCTTGTCGTCGCTGACTTCCACAATGGTCCCCTTTCTACGGCGGTTCCGGTTGCGGCGCTCAAGCTCGGCAATTCGGTGCATCATGTCCGAGAGCTGTTCAACTAAGCTCGTCATCGCGTCACCTCAAAGGCAGGCGTCATCAACATGGCGTCGGCCTCGCTGTAGATCATGCCGTAACGGCGCATCGCGGCTTGCAGTTCGTCGGCATCGCCGGAAATCTGCGCACGCATAAGCGCGATCTTTCGACCCATATCCGGCGAGCGCGAAACAAGCTCCGTTTCACACTTCGCGAAAAACCGCGCCAATGGCGAGTTGGCTTTAAGGGGAATGCCACGCACCGGGTCGGCGACAGCATCAACGGTCAATTTCAATTGGTGTGCCGCTAGCCGGACGCCGTTGGTATCGCCGCTTGCCCGAGAACGTTGCGACTGCCCGAAGCCGAGCACCAGGCTATTAAAGATTGCCGACCATTCGTTATCCGGGTCGGCCAACGCATCGGCAATTTGCCGCATCGTTAAATCCAGATGGAATTCGAAATTCGCGTCTGTCGCCGGCACGCCCTCATATATGACGGATTCATCGGTCGCGGCATCCGTCACAACGTGCGACGTTGCTATTCCCGCCTCGAAAAAGATATCCACCTTGCCGCTCTTTGTGAGTGAGCGAAGTTCTAGCCCGTCCGTCACCTTGGCGTCGTCGGTATAAACAGAGATAAAAGGCTTCTCCTGCGGCGTGTGCAGCGATCCGTTGGCGGCAATGTCGAGCGCGCCAATCTGGCTGTCGAGAACATTGCCATCCACCAGCGTCCGCCCTTTCAGGGCTTCTACGGCAGAGATGCGCAATGCGACACGTACGAGCGACATGGGAACTCACCAATTCTGTTATTTGTGAACAAGCTCGACAATCAGTCGAGTATGATTGCGGTCATCGACAAGCGAGACCTCGAAAACAGGTTGCCCGTGGCGGGTCAAAGCGCGCACCGCGTCCTGCTTCTTCAAAACGATATCGGGATATCGCGTGCGGTCGATATAGAGCATGGCCTTGCCCGCCGCGATCTTGACTTGCCAAGCCGCTGGGTTCGCGGTGTCGACAGAGTTGGATTTCTCGGCACCCGTTCTCAAGACCGCCTCAATCTCACGCTGCGGTCGTTGCTGGTCGCGCTGGCCGCCGCTCATTGGAGACAGACGAATTGTCTCGGCAAACTTGCCATCAACACCCGCAACGACGGCATCGCGAACACTATGAAAGGTAGCTCCGACAGGCATGCTCATCTCCAAATGCCGCCTCCGGTCGCCGTGGAGACGACCGGATGGCATGGGCTGCGTTAGTTCGAGGTTTTGACCTGCACCAAGCAATCGGGCTGTTTGCAGATTGCGAGCATATTCGACTGCGATTTCAGTTCCAGGCCAACGCCGTGGTCCAGTTCCTTCGTGGAGATGAAAATGGAGCCTTCTTCGTCCGCGCCCGGAGCCTGATTGACACGGTCGATGTGATAGGCCGGACCATCGAAGGTACGGAACATGGACTGCGTGCCGGACGGATAGACCGAACCGGAATTATCCTCGACGTTCTTGGCCGTCACGATGCGGCCGTCATTGTCCTTGACCGGCAAGCCGCCCTTGTATTCTCGCCAGACGATATCGCCGAACTCGAACACCCGGCCCCAGTTGCCGCCGAGACGTTGGCGCTCCAACTGGGTATGCAGTGAGGCGTTCTGCGCCTGCACCCAGAACTTTTCGACCTTGGAATGAGAAATCAGCTTGGCGAAAAACTTGCTGTCAACGACCGCTTCAACGCCGCCGACCGTCTCGCCCTTGGCGTTCGTCAGGATATGGTCGCTGACTTCCTCACACTTCTGGCGAACATCGGTGCCGGCTGTGCCCAGGGCGAAATCGACTTCCTTCCGCTCGACGTCAAAGAGATCATAGAGATTGTAGAGCGTCCGCAGCTTGCCGTCCTTGATCTCGCCACGCAGCATGCCGAGCCGCAGAAATTCGCGCGTGATCGAATGGTTTTTGCGGATGGTGATGAGCTTGCGCTCAAGCTCGGCGTCCAGCGATGCTTCCGTGATCTGCCCGTTCACAACTTCCAAGAGGCCATCAATGTCGCCGACAAGGATGTTTTCGAAGTGGGTGAAATGAGGGATGGACAGAATGATACCCGACTGTACGCCGTCATCCGAAATCTCGCCAGGACCGCCCGGCTCCTGATGGGACAGGACAACAATCTGCCCTTCCCTATAATCGATGCGAACGAGGCGCGAACGCTTCGGCTCGCCCGGCGCGATAGCAAGCGCATTGAGAAGGCCGAAGGTATTCGGCAACTTGTTGACCTCTGTCGTGAGATCAACGTTAGAGTAAGGCAAAACGATTTCCGGCATAGCGGATTGGTCCTTGTATCCTGATAGGCATAGGAACCCCTACCCGCGACCGCGAGGCGGAAATTCCAGCGAATGATGAAGGGCGGATTAGGTGCGGGCGATCAGGCCCAAGCGCTCTTCGATATCATCGAGAGCCGCAGCCTTTTGGGCGTCGGTGGCATCAGCGGGCCACACGATGGCGGCTCGATTGAGAACCGAGAGACGGCGCAAATAGAGAACGCCGCCAACCAGATCGACCCCGGTCGCCGCTTCGCAATCCTTGAGGCAAATACCGTGGACGATCTGGCTGCCGTCCGTTGCATCGGGGTCCCAAGCAACCAGCTTGCCCGCCTTCGCGCCGGCCGGAGCCTGATCGGTTCCGACGATCTTGGCGACAAACTGGCCCATCTTGATCGCGCGAACAGCACCATCGCCGCCGAGCAGAGTACCGACGCCACGGCAAATTTCGGCATCGACTTCCTTTTTCAGCAGCTTCGACATGCCCGGCGACTGCTGGATTTTCATGACAGGCAGAGTGCCCATATTGGTGTCCTTTCAAAAGAGTGCGTTACGGTTGAAGTGATTGCCAACCCGGCCCGACCGCAATGCACGGTCCAAAGTGAAGACCAGCAGGAAGTCCGCTTTCGGTGTGAAAGTTGCGGGTTAGTTGCCTTGCGGAGAATATCTCCGTGAAGCATTCTGTTTGTCGGGTTGGCTGCAGAGCGCGTCAAAATTTCAATATTTCGACGCCATCCGAATGAGGTTGCCGAATGCATTTGACCATTCGAGAGGCACGAGAGACGGATGCGCGAACATTTCTCGAAATTCATCACGCCGCCGTCCGTGGAATCGCCGTCCATGATTACCCTGCAACCGTGATCGAGGTATGGGCACCCCTCCCAATTACCGATAAGAACGTACAACGCGTCGCTTTGAATCCCGACGGCGAACACCGTTTAATTGCCGAAATCGACGGATCGGCAATTGGCATCGGTGCCCTCATGTCTAAGGACTCTGAGTTGAGAGCCTGCTATGTCCATCCAGTTGCCGGACGCAAAGGAGTAGGTTCAGCCATAGTCCTGGAACTAGAGCGCATCGCGATTGAACTTGGCTTGGCGTCTCTCAGTTTGAGCTCGTCCTTGACGGCGGAGAGCTTCTATCGGTCTCGTGGGTATATGACTCTTCGGCATGAACAGCATTTACTAGGTGGCGAATTGCCAATGGCATGCGTGAGGATGCGCAAGGATCTGTTCGTAACGACAGCCGAATATCCGAGATTGCGTTAGGGATATTGCACATTCCAAGCGGTCCGGCGGGTATTGCCTGCCGAACCGGCTATGCCTTGCCACGCTGCACACGGGCATCGATCCGGGCCGATAGACCCGATTTCGCCTGCGGCTTGCTGTTGACCGGCTCGCGATTGAGGCCCTGCGCGTTCATGGTGCGACGAGGCTGAAATTCCTGCTCGCCAGCATCGGCAGCTTTAGGCGCAACCGATAGAGTGACCTTGGCCGCATCGACCGAAATGCCGGTCGTAAACAAATGCTCCGCCAGTGCCTCGCGCCCCTTGGCGTCGTCGAGCGCCATGATTGCGGCGCGGCGTTCGCGATCTTCTTTCACGGCATTGTCAGCCGAGGCCGTCAGCTTTTCGATTTGCGCTTTCAGGCCGGCATTCTCGGACGCAAGATTGTCGGCGCGTTCTTTGTCGTTCATGGTTTTCTCCTTGGTAGAATTGAGCTTTTGAGTTGCGGGAAGGGAACCGGTCGTCATCGACCAGTTCTTTGACTCGGACAGCGCAACGAGGTTTTTCGGAGCGTGGGCGAACAGCCGATAGTCGAAGGCGGCTACCGCCTTGGCCTTGTTCTCGGTCGTCTCGTCGGCAAAGCCTTCGGCAACCGCCTCATCAGGGGTTAGCCACCGTTCGGCCTTCATGAGGTCCCGGCATTCTTCGGCGGTCTTGCCGGACTTGGCCGCATAGACGCGAGCATACGATGTTGCCAAAGCCTCAAGCGCTTCGATGGTTTTGCTGTGATCGTCGGAGTTGCCGAAGGTGTATCCACTCGGATCGTGGATCATCATGACTGCACCAGCCGACATGGTGACAGTCTGTCCGGCCATTGCGATCAGAGATGCGGCGGACGCGGCAATGCCTTCAACCACGACATTCGTCACGCCGGGCCGAGCCGAAAGCAGGGCATGAATTGCCGCGCCTTCGGTTGCGATCCCGCCGCCGGAATTGATATGGACCGCAAGCTCTGCATCGGCGTCGATCTGCGAGAGCGCCACGACGACATCAGCCGAGGTAAATCCATCCTCAAAGTAATAGTCGCCGACATAGCCGGAAAGCCGCAGCTTCCCGCCTTCAATAATAGCAGCCATTTTTGTGACCTCAGTAGGGGCGCATGCGACCGCTGATCGCGTATCGGGTTCGCGCTGGTTTCTCGCCTCGCGCAATCTGACAATTGCGGATGGCCTCATCCAAAGCCCGCCGCACCTCTGCCAGTGAGGCATTGGCGTAGCGGGTCATGTCTTCACCGAAACGGGCTTCCGTGACCATCTCGCCGGAAAGCAGCGCCTCTTCCACGCGGCGCAATTTCACCGCACGCGCGCACCAATCGATTTTCAGCGGGTCCGAGCCGTCCGCCATCAAGCAGCCTCCTTAGCGGGGTCTCTGTTTCCAACGGCTGCGGCCCCGAGGGGACCGCCGCCACCCTGCGACCGGCCGAAGGGATGGGGAACGCCCTCATCCTCGAACATCTTCTTTTCGCGCCCGAGCTGCACGATTTGTTCCTCGCCATTCTTGCCGGCGAGAGCGCATTCATCGTGGTAGGTGGATAGACCGGTTTCGAGCCTGATCTTTGCAGCCAGGGCAGCTTTGTAATCGTCGGCTGACGGTGCAGCGGGACCGCTCCATTCCGTCTGAAAGACACTCTCTCTATCCCGGTTGAATGCCTCATATCCGCCCTTGAACGGAATGATCTTCCGAAAGATCATCTCCTCCAACCAGCGCTCAAAGATGCCCTGCAAGAATGGTGCAACGATTCGCGTGCGCCGACGCAAAACAATCGGCCATATGCTGGCAACCGCCATTCTGACAGATGAATAAGAGGCGTTGGAATGATCCATCGCCAGAGCCTCGTAGGTGATGCCGAGGCAACGGGCGACTTCCTTCAGCAGGTTTTGGAAGAACGGCAAATATTGCGATCCCGGCGTTGCCGCCGTGTGCATCTGGAATTCTTCACCGGGACCGAGATGATTGATGCGTGCGGAGTCGGACATGGAGATGCCCTTTTCCTTCAATGCGCCAATACGATGGTCCCAAACGTCGAGCAAGTCTTGCTGCAGCCCACCGATGAACTCCGACCAATCCCCGTCAAAACTGGCGGGAGCGTCTATATCGTTCAGTGTCTGTATGGCCTGAAACGCTGTTTCGCTCGGCTCTGGGCTTTTGATGGTCGCCGCGAAGATGGTCTGCATCAATGCGGTTGCCAAGGTTGCATCCGCCAATTGGTCCGACTGCGCGATGACTTTCAATGCGGCGGCAATGACCGAAATGCCACGCGGGCTATTCAGGTTCGCGGCGCGATCCATAACATGGATCACGTCGGATGCATCGACCGTTCGGTCTTGCTCGGTGCCGCCCACCCGGACGCGGAAACGATAGGCAAGCACCCTGTTATCTTCGTCATGGTAGATGCCCTGATCTAGGCCCGCGCTTTCCTCCGTCCTGCGAGGGCAGCGATGTGAGGCAATCACCGAAACTTTCGTGCCAGACTTCAAGCCAAGGCGACGTTGCTTTTCCAAGGGCAGATTGTCGAGGACGCCAAACCCCTCGCCGGTAGCAAGGAAGCCCAGCAAGATAGCTTCCGACATCTCGGCGACGGTCGCCTTGCCGGCGAGATCGCATTCCCTAGGGTTCCATGCCCAGCGCCGCCAAGCCCGCTCAACCCGGCGGCACCATTTGGCAGCTTCCTTTTTGGTGTAGCCGAAAGATTCGAGCTGCGCGAGGCAGGCAAGTTTCAGCTCTTCACCGATGGTGTCGGTAACGATCTGCTGAATTGCGCCCGATATCCAGCCGCTATTCTGCATGAAGTCGAAGGCCAGAGCCGAAGCCCGTTCCGCCGCTTCACGCACATCTATCCGTGCATCACGTGTGACCGCCCGGCGCATACTAAGCGTGCCCGCACGATCGCCACGAAGATATCGCGCAGTCATTTTGCGGGATGGCGCGAGCTGCGGTGCGGGCGTCTCGACCCGTACCGAATTTGCCTTCACACGCATGCGCGGCTTGCTTTCAATCATGAGTATGACCCCCAACGCTTGCGCTGTCGCTGTTTTCCAGATGGTTGAGCCGGCTTTTGCTCTTGCTTGCCGAACGGGTTTAAGTCAGCCAGGTCAAATAGGTCGTTGGCCTGCTCCGGTTCGCCATGCAGCTCACGTATCAGGTCCGCCCACCGGTCGAGCGTAAGCTTACGTTTGTTTTGAAGATGCCAGCCGAGGGCATAGGAATAGACGGTCATGTCAAACCAGTCGTTCATGCGACCGTTGATCTTCTTCCATTTCCGCCCGGCCTTCGGGTTAACCAGCCGCTTTGACTTACGCTTGAGGCTGGTTCGGGCTTCCTCTTCCTCGTCCACCAAGCATTCGGCGGTCAGTTCCTTGGCGAAATCTTCATCGCAAAGATCGCCCGCAAAGTGGATCGTACCGCGCGGCCATTGGCCCGTTTCGCTGGCACCCTGCACGAGATTGGCAAGCGCCGCCGTGACGGCGGTTTTCACGTCATAGAGGCCGACCGGATAAAGCAGAACCTTGGCAATGACCCTTTTGCGATGGTCTTTGACATCCTTCTTTACGGGTGTGCCAAGCCAAGGCAGGCCGACAGGGTCGCGACCGTCCAGAGGAATGACGTTCGGACGGCCAACGCAAAAGCGATAGACCCTGTCTGTCGACCAACCGGAGTCGACGCCCGAAAGGTCAATTGCCTTTTCGCGTCCGCCGGGCGTTGGATAGGTTCGGCCCAACGCATCGGACAGCTTTATCCACGGCTCATCGCTCTGATCGGGCGAGCCTTCGAATATTTCCCGATCGATCAAGCAATATTGCTCGCGTGGACCAATAGCGTAGACGCCCCACTTGATGCCGTATCCCTGAACGTCGGCAGCGGAGACAAGCAACGCGGCCCATTCCGGCACGATGCCGGTCGGAACCATCTCGTCCCTTGCCGCCTTGACGATCTTTTCCCATTCGACGGTTGTGCTGCCCGGATCGTACGGCTCGGCCAAGTCCTGCTGATAGAAAGCTTTGAGCTTTGTCGTATCGCCCTGCGCATCTATCCAGCGCTGCCAGATGTCAGCCCATTTTTCCCGGATCGCGTATGCGGCCCACAAATGATAGCTCGGTTGCCAGTCGCGGCAACGTCCCTCGCAAGGTGGACAAATCCAGTTGGCTATTTCTTCCGCCGAAATCTCAAGCGGGACCGGCTCGTCACCCTCATGGACGCGGCGGGCAATCCAATGTGCCCGCTCTTCCATTTCCCGCTTGTGACCGTCGAGGATCACACCATCGCAGCGCATGCACCGAACATGAACAGGTAGCCCGTGCTCCTTGTCAGGCCCGCGCATCATATCGAAGATGATCGGCTGAAAGGTGTCGCAATGCGGGCAAGGCATGTAGCGGAAACGCTGGTCGCCGCTTTCAAAATCCTCCGAAATCGCGCATTCGCCCGCTATGCCCGGCGTGGAACCCTGCCATTCCTTGGCAAGATCGCCGTACATCTTTTGACGGGCGCGCGCCTGATCGCGAGGACTACCGCGTCCGTCAACGTCTTTCGGATAGCCGGTCACTTCGTCCATGGCGAGATATTTGATAGACACCATCTGCAAGCCCTTCGAAGAGCCTGCATTGACGATCTGGCAAAAGCCGCCGGCATACCGCTTGAATGATGTGGTGCTGCCCTGCTCGTCACGGCTGTTGACCGGCAAAACCTTATGCGCGATGCGCTTTGAGGCTTCGATGGTCGGCTGCAGTTTGATGCGGTTGAACTTTGTCGCCTCTTCGAGCGTCGGCAACACGATCATCATCGACCCCGGCGCTTGGTCTACAATGAAGCAAAACCAGTTTTCGATTGCGGTCGATTTGCCGAGCTGCGCCGCCCACCGGCATGTCACGCGCCGAGCCGGATGATCGGGATGCAGGCAATCTTGCGGCTCGCGCAAGTACGGCACGCGGTCGGTTCGAAAATCGCCGGGCCAAGGTGAACCCGATTCCGGCGACACCTTGCGATGACGATCCGAAAACTCGCTAATCGTCAGATCTTCGGCTGGACGGCTTGCAGCGGCCAAGCCTCCAAAGAGGACAGCCGCGCCATTTGCCAGTTCCGGAAATCGGACGCGAACATCGTGAAAGCTCACTGCAAAGCCTGCCCTGTCTCGTGATACTGGTTATCGCCGCCGGCCTCTGACTGACGCCGCATGCCGTCCAGCTTTTTCAGGATTTCGCGGTTGAAGACGCTCAAACCTTCCCGCGCAAAACCCTTGAGTGCGAGACGGGCCATGCGCTCATCCCATCCATATTTCAGGGACACGGCAGCAGCTTCCGTTTCAATCGCACGTTCGAAAGCGCTCTGCATGAGGGCGATTGCATCGCGTCCGCCTTGATCGACTTCGGCGACAATGGTCAATTCGCCACGCCGCTCCGCAAGGTCCATTTCCTTCAGTTCGGCTTCCGCTTGCGCCTTACGCGCGGCACCATCGGACTGCGTGCCCTTGAAGCGAGACGGCATCATGTGCGGAGCCGACGCCGGCCCGGCTCCCATCCCGGGCAATGAAGCAACCGGCGTCTTGAGGCGGACATTCTCACTGCGATGGGCAATGAGCGCGACAAAATCGACAAGGTTCGATTTGCCATCTGCCTTGAGCGGCAGGGCTTCGCCATGCTGCTTGAGATATCGTGAGAGTGACGATCGGTCGATCTTGTCGCCAGCCTGTGTAAGTCGCGCGGCGGCTTCCGTGATCGATATCCATTCCTCGTTCATGTGTGCCACCCGTGCATCAACACGTGTATTGCACGTGTATCCGTGTACCGCATTTTGAAAGTGCTACTGGCGAAATCGCGCAGTCCCCCAGGCCCGTCCATCGATAAAGTCGGCAAACCGGTCCCTGAATGGGGGGTGGGGGTGCCCGGCCCGGAGGACCGAGGGGGTCTCGGAGGGTCAGGGGACCAGCTTGTTCAAGGCGGCTCCGACCCGTTCCTTAAGCAATGGCGCTGCGATCCGATGGAACGCCGCCGACGTGGCACCCGTGGTCATCTCCTTCGGGATAAACACCCCGGAGCGCGCAAAGGTGATCTTCGTTCCCGACCGGTTCAAGCGATAGTAGACGTGCCCGTTGAAGCGTGGAACGTCCTTGCGGTCAGGGAATACGCCACCTCGCATGAACGAACCGGGATAGAGCGTCGGCTTGCCAAAGGGTCTTGCCACCACGCCAGCCGGCGTTTCCTTCGGGCGCAGAAATTTCAGCCGAATGTTCCCGCCCCGAGTGGTCATGTCATAGTAGAGTTTGCCGGGATGCGCTGTCGATGGATTGCCAATCGCTCTGACGATGGTGGCACGCGGCAGACCGGTTTGCTTGGTTAGCTCGCGAATGACGACTGTCTTGGCACGGTTACCGACCTGATTGACGATACGCGGCAAGACTTTCGGGAAGCGCTCTTTCAGCTCCCCTACCCGCCTGCCATATTCCGACAGATTGCGGTCAACCCATTGCATGGTTAGCGCGGTCATCGGCAAGCCCTACCGTTGGAAAGCAGAAAAGGCGACCCGTTTGGACCGCCTTCGATACGATGATGATTTTGGCAATGCAGTAGCACCGGCCTTGAATCTCTGCTCTCAATCGAGAGGGTCAAGGCAGGGTCTACCCGGCTAAACAGCGTGGGAGCATTTCGCTCCGCTCGCCTTCCCCGAAGGTGGCGCGCTTGCACATGGACGGTAGATCATCCTGCCCTTTGACTCTCACAACTTTTCCAAGAACGCAAGAGGGGCTTCAATGAGATGTTCCTTGCCGAAAAGCTCCACCTTGACCACTGCCCCGGTCGGCATCCGTTGGCCGTCAATGGTGCGATCCTTGCGCATCTTGCAGATGACGCCGTTGAACTGCGCGAAGGGTCCAAAGGTAAACTGGACAGTCATCCCACGCTTGAACGCCATGCAGTGCAGCGCATCGGGCGTTTCATCGAAGGCTTTGAATCTTTGCACTTCCTGATCGGATACACGATGCGGCGACACCATGCCGCCGACAAAGCCGGCAACGCCCTCGACCCGGCAAATGCCACATACCGCAGCCGCCGAATACACTATGTTGACGAGCACATAACCCGGCATCAACGGCCGCATCACATCATGCATCAGCTTGCCGCGAACAACCTGCTGGCCGACATTTTCGAGCGGCAGAAAAGTTTTCACGCCAGCTGCGCTTAGGACGTCTTCAACAAAAATTTCCTGCTTATGCTTCGTCTCGACCACGAACCAATCCCGTTTTCCCGGCTGGTCGCCCGCCGCCATCGAAAGCATGGTGGCCTTGATTCGCTTGCGGTTGCGCATCTGATCGAACAGCGATGCAAAGCGTGTCAGGTCGTAAACCTCCGGGTTGACCGGCTTGCTGGCGGCATAGATTTTCACGTTATGCATCATTGGATGCGTCCCTCGTTGATGGAAGAAAGGAAAGCGGAAAGCGCGGCAGCAACCGCCGCGTCCAGATCGTCCGCCGTGTCATCGACCGGCGGGAAATAGACCCATTCGGGCACGTACTCGATGAAAGGCCAGCCATTGCGCTCGTGAAGCGATTTCCAAGCAGCGAACAATTGGCTGTCTCGATGCACCTGCCGAAACTCTTGAACGAACGGCAACAAGGTCAGCGATGTGGTGAAAGGCTCGCGCCGTCTAGCCAGATCACGCATGGAACTGACTAACGGCCAACCGTTTTCCCGACGCTTTTCGCGCACAAGCTGCTCACGAGAAATCGCACCGCTGGCAATCCGCCGCTCGTCAAAAACCGTGAGGTGTAAAGCGCCTGTCGGTTCTCTCGATAGCGCCTCAAAGCGCGTTCCTATCCAAAGCTTTCCGCAGGGCTTGGCAACGCCATGGGTTTTTTCAGGCGGCGAAACCAAATGTTCGGGCAGGTCGTGCCAGTGACGGCCTTTTAGGAAGACCGCAGCCGCCGTCTGGTCGGCAGGTTTTACCCAACGAAGGTATGCAGGCGTCCGCTCGATGCATTCCGCCCGATCTTCCGACGAAAGTGCGAACCATGCGTTTCGGGCATAATCGACGTCGCCCTTTTTCCACGAGGCAAACCAGAGGGTGAAGGCAACCTCAATCTTTTTTCGATCAGCTCTTTTCACCCCCTCCTCTCCCGCGCCAGCGGTTGAGGGAGAGTTTTCTGGAATGTTAGCTGGAAGAATCTTATCTTGGTGGAGCTGCTCCACCACCTTCATGGCGTCAGTTCCACCAGCTTCGGGAACCATTTCCACCACCTTCGCGGCAGAACGTGGTGGAACTGCTCCACCACCTTGGGCACTGTCCGAATCGGCGGAACGCGGTGGAGTAGCTCCACCGCCTTCATCTTCGGAGGCGACTGCGGCATTGCCGGCGAGATCGCGGCCCGGCCAACGCGCGACATATTCGTTGCGCTTCCACTTTTGTCCGCGAAAACCGTGTTGCGTTACCTCAATCCAACCATTGCCTTCGGCAATATCGAGGTGTTTCAAAACGGTTTTCTTGTCGAGGCCAGTCAGCTCGACAAGCTCCGAGATCGGTGGATAACAGGAACTGCCCGTGGCATCCATTTTGAGGCCAAGTGTATGCAGCACAAGCCGCGTGATCGGTGGCAAGCCGGATTTTCCGACCGCATGCCGCCATGACCACGCGCGGGACGTTGCGCCGTGATCGGGTTCCATCACCGTCCACCCCCTTTGCGCACGATATCGCGCAGAAACGAGCGGACAGCCTGCACGCCGAGAACGACCGTCTGCGGCAGTCCGCCGTCCGGCAGGCGCGTGGCGTTGATGGCCGCAAACTCGACCTCAAACGCCTGCACGCCGAGCGCAAAGCGGGCTTCCATGAGGATACGGCGAATTGCGCTGCTATCGCGGCAGATCACACCCGCCGGCACGCGCAAAAGCCAGTCCGCGCGCTGTGCGTCCGTTTGGCAGTCGGCAAGCTCTTCGATTATGGGCAATAGTGCGGTCATCGGCCCACCTCGCGCTCAACCTTGCGAGCAAGAACGCGATAGGCATCCATCTGCTTGCAGAGATCGGCATGAGCGAGCTTCTGCAATTCCGCAGCCTTTGCCGCGTCGGCGCAGAGTACCGCGTAGCCCTTGAAGGCGGTTTCGATTTGCGCCATGCCGGCAAGCATCTCGTCAAACAGCGGATTGGAAGCCGCCGGCCCGAAGAAATGCTCGCGCGTCTGCACAACCCAATCGCGCGGCACGCCTAAATCCTTGGCAACGGCGGCATCAGTCCAGGGCGACTTATAGGCATCCTTGCCGTAGACCTCATCCAGCTTATCATGAACAATCCGGCGATCCTCGCGCGTCATTTCACGCGGCTTTTCGGCACTGGACAAAGCGAGAGTGTTAGCCATGACTATCGATCCTTTACGTTTGGCCGGGCTGGCATGGTGCGGGCAAAAATCCCTGCGTGGGCCGTTGCCGACCACCCATCCCTTGTGTTGGAAATGCTGAATTGCCGCGCCGGGCGGCTTGCGGCTTGCCCCTGTCTGAAAGGGGAAGTAGGCGACCGCGCCACAGCAGGCGCACATGATTTTCATGGCCTTTGTGGACTTATCGCCGTAGGAAATTGACTCTTCTGGAAACTCGCGCTCGCTCATGTGCCCCTGCCTGTCGCCCACACCTCGAAATCGACGCGCAAGTCGAGAAAGGCCGTCTGCGCGCGCTCTTCGGTGTTGAGTTGTGTTTTGCTGGTAATGCGGAGCAGCTTTTTCAAAACGCCGTCCGCGTGGTCCCGGTTATGGATTGCCCGGCTGCTATCGCGCCGCTCAAGAAAACGATGAAACAGCTTTTCATTGCAGAGCATCGCCGCGTTCGCGGCGAAATCACCCGCGCGTAATCCGTTCGTTTCGTGGGCTGGCGGTTGTCCCTGTCGCAAGGCAACAATGGCGCGGCGGCGAAGCTCCAAGAACAGCACCACGTTTTCAAGCGCGCCGCTGATCAGCTCGATATCTTCGGGAAGCGCTTCGGCATGCAGGGTGCAAAGCACGGCACTTTCGCCGGTTGCCCGGCGCGCGACGATACGAGTAGCGCCGCCTTCGGTGTCGATGGACCACTTGTCGCCCTTGCAGAAAGTGGCGATTTCCGTCAATCGGGCAACCCGTGTCTTTTCGCGCTGGCGGGCGGCTTGCGCTGGTGTCGTCATGCCGCCTCGCTTTCCGCCGTGGCGGCGGTTTCAGCCGGCAGGTAATCTTGCCAATCGACGCGCCTGGTCGGTATCCAGCCGCTCTTGTCGCCATAGCTGCCATCTTCCTGTAGTTCCCACACGAACCATCCGGTATTCATGCGGCTACTGGCTTTTTCGCCCTCCCATCCATCGCGGTGCATCATCGGAAGGCGATGATTGAAGATGTAGACGCGCGACGGCGGGCAATCGTCCATGGCATAATTGCGGTCATCGTCCGCGAAGCCGCACAGGAAATTGAGGTTGAGCAGCAACGCCATCTTGCGCGGTCGAAAGGCGCGCAGCGCGTGAGCGACGAATGCGTTGAGAACGCCGCCATAGGGCGGATTCGTCACGATGTCGTAAGACCCGCATTCCGGCGGCTGAGAGGTCAGGAAGTCTTGAACGGCCTGCAACTCGCCGTGCTGGTCCGCCGTCCCGTAATCGACCAGATCGGCGAGAACGACGCCATAGCCGGCGCTTTCGAGCATCCGCGAAATCGCGCCACGCCCGCATGATGGTTCAAGCACGGTGACAGTGAAGGTTTCGAGCGCAAGCAGCGTATGCATTGCTTCCGCAGGCGTCTCATAGAGGTTGTTGCCGCGCTCTTCCTTCGTCGCCGTCGAGGTGCCCACGGCTGCGCGCAGATTGGCGCGCGTCGGTTCCAGCCCGGCGGATAGCCGCGCCTGAATTGCGCGCTCGACAATGCCCGGCTCGCGATGTTCTGCCGCCGCAAGCTTCCGGGCAGTGTGGATTTCCTTGTATGAAAGGCCGGTATCCTCCGCAGAAAAACCCTTTCCATCGGAAAGGGTTTTCGGGCGACCGCCTTTCGACGCCTGCCCTGCCGCCTGCGCCTCGTCCCATTTATCGGCAATGAGGATTTTCGCCCGCGTCTCGATCAGCAGCGCGTCGGCCTGCATCCGGCGGGCCTTGGCGATCAGCTTTTCTGTTGCGCCGACCTGCTCGGCGAATTGCGCCGCCGTCTTGGCGGTCGCGTAGGCGACAGACGCAACAATGCGGGCGTTGACGATATCGCCCTCGTCCAGCAGCGCCCGCGCCCGTTCGACCGTCGCGACAAGGCCCGACGCATCGGCAGTAGGCAGGATATCCAGCAAATTATTCGGGATATCCGCAGAAGTTGGCAAGTCGCCCGGCTCTGCTATTCCTTGCAGCATCGCCAGCATTTCGCGGGCGCGGTCAGTAGGATAGTAGGTCTTGGAGTCCTTCTTGTCGCGCGTCAGGTAGCCATTGCCAACGGCATTGTTTGCCGCCGTCACGTGCCTTGACTCCGTCGCCTTCACAACACCTTCGCTAACCGCCGTCGTAATGAGAGCAAGGGCGTTCGGGCCGGGCTTGGGGAGCTTGACGGATGAGTAACCGGCCATCAGTTCGCCCTCATCAAACGGTCGAGATACGCTTGCCCGAGGCCGGTCAGCTTCGCGATGCGTTCGTCTTCGCCAATCTGGACATAGCCGCTGCGACGGCATTCCTGCGCGAGCTGGCGACGACCAAGGCCGGTTGCGATTTCGACCTGTCCGCCTGCAAACTGCACCTCACGCAGAAAACCCCTTGCACGTTCGGACAAGGGGCGAGACATCAATTCATCAATGTTGGGATCGGTTTGAGGCTTCATCTTCCGCCTCCGACCACATGAAAGCCGACCTTTTGCCCGCCGCGCGCTTTGACGGCAGCGAGAGCTTGCCGAAGAACAGCAAGGCCCTGCTCCAACTCGGCAGCATCGCGGTCCATCTTCGTCGCCTCCGCAGACGTGACGACCAAATCAGCTATCGCAACCGCACCCCCGGAAATCAAATCACCGGCCTTGCGTACCGTTTCTGAGTAAGCCGCGATAAGGCAGTGATCTGCCCCACGCTCGCTTTGGGGGTCTACCAGCCGCTTTCCGCTTAGCTCGGCCATCGCCGACGTAACGATCGGCACGCCGCATTCGGATTCCAGGGCATAGACGGCATGCAACGGCATCAACTCCGGGTCCGTCGCGTTGTTCATGCGCCCGATATGGCTTTTCGAGATCGAAGAAACTTCCGCCGCCCGCTCGATGCCGCCGACAAGCCGGATGAGATCGCGCTGTGCCGCCTTGATACGATGAAACCATGCAGTCTGATTCATGAGACAAAGCCTTTCCCGCGCCGGGAAATTCCCAGCGTTTTTCCCGTAGTGGGAATTGATCGAAGGTGAGAAATTCAGGGCGTTACGAAGTTACGGAGGCCCACATGCAAAACGAGAACTCCCCGCGCCGGGCGACAGATGGGAATGTGCCACGGCGCGGGGTGCAGCAGGCCGGGAGGATTGGCCGCGCGAATAGAGGAAGGTGCCGGTCATTCGGCGGCCTCCGAAACCGACAAGGGGCGAGGCACGTCAACCGGCCACTGGGTTTCATCCGGCCAATTGACCGAAAACCAAGTCATTGCAGCCTCGAACGTACCCGTCGTTATGTCGCTTTGCCCCTGCGCGACCCGATCAAGGGTTGAGCCTCTATTCAAAACAATCGTCGACACACGCTGACGACCGATCTTGCGGGCGTGGGCGTAAGCATCGGAGACCGTTATGAGTTGTTCGCGCAGTGTCATGGTCGCTGAAAATGCGGAACTGATTCCGCAAAGTCAACCTAATTTATTACGCATGACAGAATTCATTCCTGCGGATAGAATTCCGCACATGGCAAAGACAATTCATGACCGGATTCAAGAGCGACTTGAAGCGCTTGGGCTAAATCCTTCAGCGGCCTCGCTGAAAGCTGGGTTGTCGCGTGAAGCCGTGAGAAAACTTTTGGGCAACCGAGAGCAGATTCCAAACGGGAAGACACTCTTTAAACTGGCGCACGCCCTTGAGGTGAGCGAGCAATGGCTGCTATCTGGAAGCGACAGTGATCTCGCATCGGTAGCAAATTCGAATGCCAAAAAGCCGGAAGTGCCACTCCGCCAAGAAATGCCGAACGACGTGCCCGTTATGGGCACTGCTGCCGGGTCCCATTCCCGTGGGGCATTCCAGATTTCTACCGATCCTGTTGACTATGTAAGGCGGCCTCCAGCCCTGATGAATGCCCGAAATATCTATTCTCTGTTTGTGGAAGGCTCATCAATGGAGCCGCAATATTTCCCCGGCGATCTTATTTACGTGCACCCGGACAAGCCTGCGCGATTCGGCGACGCTGTTATCATCCAATGCCAGACCAGCCAAAACGGCTCATCCGAGGCAACCATTGGAATTTTTTCGAAGCGGAGCCCGGAGATCATCACGATAAGAAAGCACAATCCAGCTGCAGAAATCGAGATCGCCACCGACTCGATTGTCAGTATTCACAAGGTGCTGACCCTGAATGAGATATTCGGCGTCTAGCTCCAGTTAACGCATAAAGAAACGGACTGATTCGCCCCGCCAAACAAGCGGGGTTTTTTCACGCTTGATTTGGATGCGGAAAAAATTATGCATCTTCCTTGACTGCGGAAATAAATCCGCATAGCTTTTTGCTCGTCCGGTGAACTTATCACCTAACGAGACGCCACCACACGCGACGGGCTTGCCCGTGCGGACGGCACCAAGAGCAAAGGCAGGAACGAGCATATGCAGCCAGCAGGCACCTACAACCCTATTCGCGTCCGCAACATTCCGCAGGAGATGGCCGACCTTGCCCGAGAGCGTGGCGGCGGCTTCACCGAAGCTGATTTGAGGGCCGAAGGCTTCACCAAAGACGAAATCACCAAGCACGCGGGCAAGGCAGCGGAAATGTTGCGCGCGGCGGAGAACGCCCGCGCCGCCTGATCTGGCATCCGCTCCGGTTTCCGGTCCTTGGGCTGGTTTCCCGAACAAATATCGTTCCAACAGGAGGTGGCTTTGAGCACAGCAGACAAACTCATGACGTTAAGCATCACCGTCGAATTCGCCGGCTTTGAACGTGACGGCGACACAGAAGCGCGGATCTGCGAATCCATCAACGAATGCTTTGCCGTCAGCGACAGCGCTGTAGAGCTGACTGAAATGCTTAGAGAAATTGCGGACGCCGTCGAGCAAGGCAAACTCTACGGCTGGATGAGGCAGAACATGGCGGACTCAGCAGTGAATGCCGGAGATATTCGGCCTGAAACCCGCGCGGAAGAGCTAGAACGCTGGCGGGCCGAACACGAGGAAACGCCCACCGACGGCGCAAATTAATCCCGCATCCGCTTAGGTTTCCGGCCTTCGGGCCGGTTCAGAAACCTCGCCGTCAGCGCCCAGGCTTCATCGAAACCATCCGCATCGTGAAAGGAAACCACTAAAATGATGACTACCGAGACAAACAACGGCACTCCTATGACCGCACAGCGTCCGCGCCTGCGCCGCAGCGACGTACCGCATTACCTTGCATCCAAACACGGCATCGACATTGCCCTTTCGACGCTTGCCAAAATGGCAACGGTCGGTGGCGGACCTCCGATGCAGTATAGCGGGCGCATTCCGCTTTATCATCTTCATGACCTAGACAAATGGGCCGAGGAGCGCCTGTCGAAAACCGTTCGCTCAACATCGGAGCGCGGCTAAACAGGCCTAAAATCCGGAATTAATGCCGATCACAACTACCGTGGTAGCGTCATTTATTGCAACTAGGGCCAACAGAAGACATTTCGTAAGGATGAACCCGGTAACGCGTCCGTTCTAATCCTGCCGAATTGCGCAATATGGGCCTATCGGACGCGCTGGACGCATGAAATGAACAGCGTCCGCAGTTGAAAACTCCTGCGGACACTCCCCAACGGATTACACCGCGCGCCTCTACCCACGACTGCAACCGGAGTGACAGAAGCACTTATGGCTCGTCTACGCCAACTCCGACCAGTTTGGGATAATGCCGATGATACCAAGATTGAAGCTCTGATTTTTCCGCATCATCCAGCCGATAGAGATCGTTAATCACCGCATCTAGGATTGCCAGATCAGGGCGGTAGTCATACACGCCGCCCTTTCTATCAGTCTCTCTCTGCGACAGAATGATCTTATCCACGATTTCGATTATTCTTTTGGATTCTGTATCGTTTGGTATGACGATGGGCAATTCATCAAGCTGCGCATCGACTCCATGATTTATGAACGCTTTGGCGAAGTACCGGATCAGGGTTGAGCAAAGTATACCCAACAATACGCGTTCGTCCAAAACATCGCAAAATACGTTTGAGCCCTTTTGGTCAAAAACACCACCATGCCCCAAACGGAAAGTGGGACTATAGATACCGGTGTTCGAGAAGCTTATACCCCTTTGAAAGTAGTGTTGGGGGTTTCGGAATACTCCCCCTTTACCATGCAACGATTTCATCTCGGCCACTGCCGCCTGAGACCAATCAACGTAGAATTCAACTGGACGCCAGAACAACGGTAATAGCCCACCATCAATGTCCGTCGCTCCGGCTTTATCCAACGGAACATAAAAGCGGTCGGAAGACGGATCATCAACCTGGAAGCCGTTCTCTCTTTCATCGGCGGTCATTGTTGACATGCGTACTTCGTCAACAACTTGGGAGAGCTGCACATCCCTATAACCGCCTTTTGCGGCGCCACCTCGCACACCCGGCGCGGTACGATAGAATTTGGGATTATCTCCGGACTGCAAACCAATTTTGGCATCTGCGATTTGGTGAAGCTTGACCACTTGCCTTGTACGAACGGTTTCGGCGCTCACTTTTAGGGAATCGCCATTGTTTCGTACGAAAGCGACTTCCACGGCTTTTGCGGGGTCGCGAGTCATGAATTCATAAAGACTCGGCTTTCCTTCAAATATCGGCTTAGGACTATATTTAGCGAGTATTCCCTGTCGGACCGTGTACCGCTTTGCCAGCGCCTCCTCGAATGGAAATGTGTTTGCGGCGCCTGGATCGCCCAAAATTGCTTCGTATGCCTTCTTCAGATCCTCATAATGAGTTACTGGATGAAGACGCCATAAGTCATAAAACTGATAAATATTGGCGTTCCTCGCAGTAAGGTCGTCACATCGCTCAAGTTCCACTATTACGGGGAAAATATCGATCCCCGGGAAGGTAGCCCTGTGAAGCTTTACAATGCGAATTACTTTCGATTTCTGAAGAATAAAATTCCGAAGCTTTGCGTGGCTGCCAATGGTGAGAAACGAAGAGCTAACAATAAAGATTACGCGCTTACCGGGTTTAAGCCTTTCAAGGGCGTTCACTATGAAATAGCCGTAAGAATCTTTACTACGGAGATCATAAATCGTGTCGTATCGCGGACCCGGGACAACATCGACCCCGTACGGCGGGTTGCCGATGATGAGGTCCGGAAACAGCGCGCGGCGGGCACTAGCCCGACGGCTTCGCGATGCGGCAAGATCCCCTGTCTTCTCAAGACCAAAATCAGACTCGGGATCAATCGTGACGGGGTCAAGTGAATTCTGGGTGTCTACGGAGCGATCGGCGGGCCACAGCTTCAAATCCCCATCTACAGTGCTAACATTATCTTTCAGCTGCTCCAAAAATGTTGACAGCAGCGTCAATTGAACTGCGAACGGATCGATATCTCGGCCGTATACATGCTCAAGCGCTTCCGCGTGGGCGCCCAATTCATCTCGTTCTTGGTGAGCTGCATCCGAATCAGCAAAGACAGTGTCAACATAGCGCCTATAAACTTCTCGATAAAAGTGTCCAGATCCGCAGGCCGGCTCCAGCATCTTATTGCCCCGAAATGTGCCGAGATACTGCTGTCCAAGGTCGACCATGAATTTCATTGTCAGATCGGGCGTGTAAATCGCTCCGAGACCAGAACGCAGCTCTTCATTGATTAGCCGCTCGTATATGTCGCCAATCACATTGGAACGCTTGGCCGCCGACCCATAGATAACGGCGGTTCTGACATCGATCTCAATAAGGCGCCCTCGAATTTTCAACAATGTGTCGTCGCTTGGGAGAAACTTGTCGTAGTCCTTCGCTCGGAACAACTGACCGTAGCGACCCATATGAACATTGAAGCCGTACCGGAAGATGTCCTGCCAGCTTACGCGGGCAATCTGTTTCGCTAGGCTTCGATAATAGCGTTTCGCCTTGGCGTAGATGCGAATTGCGTCTCTGCTGTCGCGATCTCCCAGCGCATTCAGAACTTTATAGCCGAACAGCCCGCCGATCTGATCATACTGCGTCTGCGGAAAAAGAGTGTGTATTATCCGAGGACTGTCAGCACCCCGCGAAAGATCTTCAACGAGCTTTATGAAGAGAATTTTTATCGTGAAGTGTAGAGCGATACCCTCTATCGCTTGCTGTAGGGCTTGCTGCTCTTTCACGGACCTCGAGGCCGATTTGGATGTTGTGTCGCCTGCATACATCTGTCTTTGAGACACAATGCGTTTTAGGCTTATGCCAAGGACTTCGTCACGCTCCGGGTCAAGCTTACCCGTTTTAGGGTCGAGAAATAATGCGGCAACATCGTTGTACGTGTTCTGCTTAAATTCGCGCAAGGTGTCTAAAAGCTGCTTCTCAGTCAGGAGCTGTTTAACTTCCCCCGGAACTTCGCGGCGAATTTCTAACCATTTCGCTGGTGGGATACGTGAGTAGGCCGCGCGTCCCGTCAGCGGGTCTATCATGCCCGTGATCTTGAAGAACCGATGTTCGCGCCCATTGGAAACAACCACAAATGGTACCGGCTTGTCAAAAAAGTCCGAGGTAGAATACGCGATGGCCTGAGCTTCGTCCTCAGGAGTAAGATCGTGAGAATAACGCTTTGCTTCAAGGACAACGAACGGATAGCCACCCGACAGATAAAGCCCGTCGTATCGACCTGTGCCACCAAGTGCCTTTGGTACAGTGTGCTGGGCTTGGTAATCGAGGCTTTCAGCCTTCGGAAACCCATAGTTTCTAGTCAATAAAGGCAGGATAAGAGTGTCGACTGTATCCTGTTCTGAGTAGCTATCGTAATTATTCATTTTCGCCGCTGTAGATTGTACCGAATCGGAACTTCGCAGCTTGGACGTTAAGCTGCCTTCGTTGGTGTGTCGAGGTGATCAGGATCCCCGGCACTCAACATCTGCCCGGTGCGCCAAATATGAGATTTGGATCAAAGCACATTTTAGGTCAGCAGGGATCACTTTTGGTACCTGGACGCCTTTATCCCGAGCAATGCAGAGAGACACGAGGTCCCTTCTTTTGCAGAAAGCTCGCTGCAAGGACTCTAGTGCGCTAGCGGACGCTTTCTCCAAGTCCTCCAACCACCTCTGGGTCGAGCGAGACGCTGCGACTGCTGATACCTTATAAGCAAGAAAAGGGCATTTACGTCTGCAAATCGATCGTCATCATCTTAAAAACCTCGCTGGAAACTTTATCGGCTGCCGCAATCAGCACACTGTCAAGGTGATGCACATATCGTTGCGTGACGTTGCCCGCGGCATGCCCCAAAAGTGCGGAAATAGTGATCTCTGTGAAACCGAGATCACCTGCCACGCTGGCATAAGAATGCCGTAACGTGTGCGATGTCACGCCTTGTAGCCCCGCTCTTGCCGTCAACCGGTCAAGCGCATCGTCAAGTGCAGTGTAGTGGCCATCTTCGCTCCGCGGCCCAGGCAGCACATACGGATTTTCGCCTTCCCGCAAAACGCCGTCAAGCACATCAAAGACGACGCTTCCAACCGGACGAATAGAAGCATCCTCTTTTGAATCATCGAGCCTGAGACAACTTCCCGCTTTATCCAGCTCAGACCACATCAAACCTGCAATCTCGCTCAAACGGAATCCGGTCAGCAGAAACAGTTTTGTGCCGACAACACCTTGCCAAAGCTCATCATCCGCAGCCTCAAGGACTTTGCCGAGCGCACGATATTCCTTCGGACTAAGTCGGCGGGTGCGCTTTCCAACTGCAGGCTTTTTAATGCCACGCGCTGGATTGGTCGGGATAATCCCCTCAGAAACGGCATAGGTGAGGATTGCGCTAAGGAGCGTCACCGCTTGGGACGCGGTCCCCGCCCCCCCGGTGACAACCGCCCTTCCCCGCAGCTTTCCGGTCTTCTCGTCCGCTGCAGTCTTGCCGGTCGTCACATCACGCATCATTTTGATGGCATCGGCCGTTGAAAGTTCTTGCACCAGCCGATTGCCTATTAGCGGGATAATGTGGCGGTTCGCCCGCCCCTTATCGACATACAAGGTTGACGACTTTTTCGGCTTCCCGCGCTTGCCAAACACAAGGCCCTTATCAGCCGCCTCGAAATACATCTCGCAAAGTTCTTTGACCGTTAGCGCTTTGCGCCGCGTCGAACGGTCAAGCTGCGGATCATCACCGCGAGCAACATCACCGAGAACACCCTTGGCTTCCTTGCGAGCTTCCTCAACAGTTAATGGACCATGGATGCCGATCTTGAAGCGACGCGTTTGCTTGCCGGCTCGGTATTGGGCAACATAGGTCTTGCGACCGCTAGGCCAGACACGCACGCCAAAACCCGGCAGCTCGTCATCCCATTCAAAATAGTCTTTGTCGCGCGCCTCAAGGGCATCTATCATTCTCTTCGTCAGTTTCGCCAAGCCGGCAACCCCACCCGTTATAGGAAGCAT